TAATTAAAACAGGAAAAATTGATGTGGAGATTGATTTTTCAGAAACAGGAGAACCAAAAATGTCACTTAAAGAGTGGAAAAACAACGAGATCAACACAAAGTTGATGAAAAAGTGGGGACTTCTTAACGAAGCCGCCAAGCCAGACTTTCTTGATTTAGACAAGGATGGCGACAAAGAAGAGCCAATGAAGGACGCCGCAAAGGACGCCAAGGAAAAGGATCTCGATGAGGCACAGCTATCCGAGGAAGAGATCGAGGAGACTGTTGAAGAGACAGCAGCACCAAAGATGATCTCTGTCCACGAGGCAAAGCAAATCACTCGCAGAATCTTAGAAAGAGTTAGAAAGGAGTCTAAGTAAAATGGTAGCACCACACGTAAAAAGAAGAAGAAGAGCAGAGGCTGCTCGTAAAGCCGCTGCAAAGGCAGCTGCAGCAGCACCAAAGGCTGCTCCCGCACCAGCCCCAGTTGTTGAGCCAGAGCCAGCACCTGTTGTTGAAGAGGTTGTTGAGGAAGTAGTAGAAGAAGTCGTTGAGGAAGTTGTTGAAGAAGCAGCAGAGCCAGCACAAGACCTTGGTTCACTTCGTAAGTGGGAACTTATTGAGCTTGCAGAAGCAGCAGGACATGATGCTGCAGGTCTCACTAAAAGAGAGCTTGTAGAGCTTCTAAGCTAAGACAATGAACTTTCGTCGTTTAACACGCCAGTTCATTTTAAATGAAGGCAAGGCTGTAAATCCGCTTAGCTATCTTCAGTCTATATCTGAGGTTCTCCAGAATATCTCTCCACGGTCTCGTACAGACGAACGCAGGATTGAAATGGCTAGAGAAAGTTTGAAAGAAGTTAGACGACATATGCGCCGACTTCAAGAGCGTGTTAACGTTCTTGAAGAACAGGTTTCAATATTAGAAGAAAATAAGGAGAAGTGAAAGCACAATGTCTCTTCTGGATGAAGGCAAAGCAAACACTCACTTAACTCACCTTGAAGAACTTGTTTTAACACAAGGTCCAAAAGGTTATGAGATGGCTCGGGCTTTTTTGCTTGAGTTGCTAGAAGAGTTAAAGGGAAACGTTGATTCAAAAGTTAAGACCTCCGTTAAATGGGACGGGGCTCCTGCTATTTTTGCTGGTATCAATCCAGAGAATGGTAAGTTTTTTGTTGGCACAAAATCCATCTTCAACAAAGAACCAAAAATAAACTACACCCCCGAAGATGTTCAGAGAAATCACGGACATGCTCCGGGTTTGGTGGATAAACTTACAAAAGCACTCGAATACTTACCTCCCCTAGGGATCCAAAAGATCCTGCAGGGAGACTTTATGTTTGACGATGAGATGATTAGCACCATCGATGTTGATGGCGAACCTCATTATGCTTTCAAGCCTAATACAATCACTTACGCTGCTCCTGTTAACTCTAAGCTTGGACAGCAAATCGCTGATTCAAAGTTCGGTATTGTATTCCACACAACTTATGACAGCTTGGATGGTGGCGCTTCTTTCGGCGCTGACGTAAGCGGTCTAAATAAGGTTCCCGGCGTATGGGTTGATGATGCTTACTTTACAGACGATACCGGAACCGTTACATTAACTGAAGATGAAGAAGCGAAGGTGAAGGAATTAGTTTCAGCTGCAGATCAAATCAACGAAAAGATTGATTATGAAGGTCTGCCAATGGATCTTCTAAACATTTACATTAACTCTGAAATCAAAGGTGGTCAGTTCCTTGAGGATCCAGCTAAATCTTACTTGGGCTTCAAGCGTTGGTATTCAGGTCGTTTGGAGAAAAGAATTGATTCCTTAAAATCCCAGAGAGGAAAGATGCGAGCAACCGAAAAAGGTCAAGAGATGCTTGCAGCCTTTGATGATAAACAAGAAGATATTCTTAATCTTTTTAGAGTTTCCCGACTTCTCTTTGAAGCAAAGAACATCTTTATCAGCAAATATAACAACGCTGTATACAACACAAAGCACTTTATTGATGATGGCTCAGGCGATCTTGTCGCAAGCAATCCAGAAGGTTATGTAGCTGTTGACCACATCGGCAACGGCGTCAAGTTTGTTGATCGTTTAGAGTTCAGCAAAGCAAACTTTGCGATTGATAAAGGCGCCAAGTTCCAGCAGACTGAAAGTCTTACAGTATATTGGGGATCTGATGGTTTCTCTGTAACAAAGACACTTTTGGAGTGGTCTCGCAACCTTCCTTCTGTTGAGAGCAAAAATCAAGATCTTTATGAAAATCTTCTTGGTGGCGCTCCAATCACTTCTTTGGTTCGCGAAGCAAGTAAGGTAAAGGTTGCTTTGGCCGAGGCAGTCAACTGGGCTTTGAACGAGCAAGATCAAAAAAGAGTTATTGTTATTTACCCTGGACGATTCCAACCAATGGGTCGTCACCACTACGCAACTTATAAGGCACTTGCTGATCAGTTTGGTGCCGAGAACACTTTCATCGCAACTTCAAACAAAATAGGACCAAAGTCTCCTCTAGACTTTGAAGAAAAGAAAAAGATTATGGTTGCCCACGGTGTTCCAGCCGATAAGATTGTAATGACCAGAAATCCTTATCAGGCTCTTGAGATAACCAAAGACTTTGATCCAGACGCAACCGCTGTCGTATTCGCTGTTGGCGGCAAGGATATGCGTGAGAGCCCCAGATTTGCAAATCTAGACGGTTTCACAAAGAAAGGCACTCCTGCTTACTACAAAACTTATAAGCCAGGAGAAGAGCTTGTAGGGCTTGGTAAGCACGGTTATATCACAGTCGCTCCTCACGTTGAGATTGATGTTCCTGGCTTCGGTGAAATGTCGGGCACAACTTTGAGACAAGCGCTCAAAGGCGCAACTCCAGAAGACTTTGAAACCATTATGGGATTTTATAATCAAGAGATTTATGATATACTTCAAGGAAAACTTGAAGAGATGTCTGCTATGGGTGGTGGAGCCGTTGCTGGTTACTCTCTACCACTTGGAATGCGAGCCCCTGATGTTGTAGGCTCCGAGAAGAAAAAGAAGAGACATCCCAAGAACTTCATTAAAGAAGAACAAGAGATTGTTACTGAGGTAATGGACTATTTATTAGGAATATCGGTGGGCTAATAATGATTGATCGTAAAGAATTTGCTGAAGAGCTAATGCTACGTGAGAATGTGCGCAAAGCCATTCGCCACGTTTTGAATAAAAGAGAAACAAAAAGATTAAATGAAGAAAAAGAACTTCGTTCTGTTATTCGTAGACTTCTAGAGGGACAGTCTGCTGTTGCGGCTGTTGCTAAGCACGAAAGCACTGGTATTAATGCCTTAGAAGATCTTCTTAAGAACTCAAACGTTCTTTCTGTATTGGAGACAGGATACAAGTCTCTTACCACCGACAAACAACAGAGAGATTCATATCGAAGCCACATTCTAAACGCTGTTGAAAAATCACTTGCACCAGAAGAGTCTCGTAAAGAGGCAGGTTCTGACGCTGAGTTAGAGCCTGTTGAAGAAGAGGTTGATATTAACATTTCTGATCGTCCAGAAGATGATCCGGCATTTATTGATGTTGAAGATAAGAAAGAGGAACCAGTTGAAGAACCAGATGAAAGAGATACATTTGGTATTGAGGGCCAAGATAAAACTGGTCGTAATAGAGCATATGATGATTTCCAAGACATTGAGAAAAACATTCTAACATCTTTCGACAATCTTGACAACCCCAAGGACATCCAAATGTTCGAAGAGTTTCTTCTTAAGAACCTTGCTCTGTACTTTGATAAGTATGAAAGCGAACTACAAGTAGATGTTAAAGAACCTGCTGCGGCCCAAGACGCACAGGCTGACGAGCCAGCACCAGCACCCGAAGAAGAAGGTGAGCCTGAGACAGATATTCCAGACTTCGAGTTAGAAGAAGGAATGGAAATCAATCTTGAAAGCCTTATAGATAAACTATTAGAACAATAAAATATGACAAACCCTAATATAGAAAAGGGTTTTAGTAGAAACAAATCACTATCAAATACTCTACGCAAAGAAGGTAAGTCTTCTGAAGCGTTTGAAATAATGTTATCTGCTTTAACTCTTGAAGAAGTTATAGGACTAAAGTTAGAATGCTCTATGAAACTTACAGATGGTAAGTTGTATGGTTTCAATCTTTGGTCAAAAATAGTTGATATTGCTAAAGAAGGACTGTATAATGCTGTTGTTAGTGTTACAGACACTAATGCAGAGATAAGAAGAATATTAGGAATCAATCCAAGTTCGTGGATAGATATTAAAAGAAAGTTCGGCACAGACAAAGAGTAGATGATCTGAATCTGACTGTCAATAAAAAAAATAAGGGGGTGACAGGTTTCGACAGAGTAAAGAAGATGGATAGTGCAGGTTGTGACAGCTAACTCAATCACATAAAACTTTAGTTAGAAACATATAACTGCAAACGACGCAGACTACGGTTTAGCACTAGCTGCTTAATCCCCGGTTGTTCTTCACCGGGTGTCCAAGAAGAACAAACAAAAAAATAAAACGCTTTTACCTTTTTGAGCGGACCGAATCAAATTTGATACTTTGTTTATTTAGAGAAATAAACTAAACCTGTGAATGACTTGAAGTTTGAGATGCTTTGGACGTGGGTTCGATTCCCACCACCTCCACCAAAATATAAATTTATTTGACATACACAAATATATTAGTTATTACTATAATAGTTAATATAGAGTGTATAGAATATTAATACTAACAATATTCTTATTATTTTCTTGTTCTTCTGTAACTGAAGATCCTTTACCTGAAGTAGATTACGGTGATTATATGTTCTCAATGTCTTGTATTTGGGACGACGGAACACCGGATGGTATAAATGAATCTGGAACAGTAATCTACTGTTACAAACACAACATCACATCAGAAATCATAGAAGCAGACTTCTTTGCTTTATCTCTTGAATACCCAGATAGTGCTGATGAAAGAGTTAAAATATGTGGTGAAAATCTGAATCTGTATTCAGGGCATTCTTTATATGATAGTTTATTGCCTGCCTTAACAAACGACACTTACGGTTGTGTGAATGCTTTTGATAGAGTTAAGAACGATGAGTTTGATTGGTTCTGGCACGATAAAGAAAGAGTGTTAGAGTTTATTTGGAGACCAGAAGAAAACCCTCCCTTAGATATGTATTTGGTTGTAGAGCCACCAGAGTTTGGCACTCCTTTGTATGTTGAAGGATATGCGTCCAATGGTGCTATCTATCTTAAAAAAGATCCTTGACTAGTATAATATCTGTTGTATTATGTCTCTATGAGAACTGAGACTAGAAGACAGAGATATGATAAGAAAATCAATAATGCTAAAACTTATCCGTTTAGCCTTTGCGCCATTAATTTTAGGGTTGACGACAACTTTGGTCATTTGGTTAGGTCTGCTGGGTGCTTTGGTGCAGAGACTGTTTACGTTATAGGACATATTCCAGACAGAAGTGAAATAAAGTCTTCGTCAGGAAGTTTGATAGATTATGTTAATATTGTTCAATTTTCTACTCCTCAAAAGTTTTTGGAGCATTGTAAAAAAAAGAAAATTAAAGTTGTGGCTGCTGAACTGGTGGAAGGCGCAAGACCGCTTTCTTCTTATGATTTCGATTATGATGGCCATACTTGCTTGGTTGTTGGCAACGAATCAACTGGAGTTCCCACAGAGATAACTAAATCTTCTGATGTAATATATGTTGAAATGCCCGGCGTAGGATATTGTTTGAACACTGCTCAAACAGCAAATATACTTCTTTACGAGGCTGTAAAACAATATGAAGGAAACCAGGGGTAAGAACAAACTCAAACTACTTATAACATAACAGGAGGACATAATGTGTCTGAAGAAAAAGAGAGAAAGACACCGTCTTTTCTAAAAACGGTTTATCTATCAAATCGGGAAATCCGTCTTATCCTAGCGGGTTTATATTCTTTGAATATGCCAGAAGAAGAAATAGAAGGAACACTTTGGAAAAAGCTTTTATTTGAAAAGCTTCATAAGAAAACCAGACGAAAGAAGAACAGTGGGAAAGAGTAAAAAGTTATCTAAACACCAAAAAGATGTGTTGCTGGTCAAAGCATCAGCACAGTTTGGTAACAGAGCCTTATATTCAATAGAACAAAGAACACAAGGATTAGCTTTATACGCTTACGCTGATTCAAAACAAGACGCTGAAATCCTAAGAAAAACCATTCCTCTTCGGTGGAATGGTTTATTCACTATTGTTATTTACATTGATTTACCTAAAGAAGAAAACGAGGATTATTAGTGCTAACCGCCATTGGAGATGTGATGAGAGAGTGCTATCGACGGGGTTGGATTACAACTCGCGACGGTAACTGCTCTATTCGCAAAACAAAAGATGATAAAATCTTTATCACCCCATCAGGCGTAAGAAAAAACCTTATACACCCCGAATATATCGAGAGAATAAAGATCTTAGAGGGTGGAGAATTTTTAAAGATTGAGATGGACGAGAACCCATCTGGTGAGTTAGAGATGCATTGGCAGCTTTTACAGAAAGCCAGATCTACAAGATGCGTTCTTCACGTTCATCCAACAAACATAGTTGCTGCTATGTATGCAGGCTGGGATCTAGAGAAGCTATCAAAACAGTTTCCAGAAGTTCATCGATATACAAGAGTGGGACCTAATGTTCCAGTTCTTCCGGCAGTATCCAGACAGTTGGCAGACGCAACATCAAAAAGCTTTGGATTGGTTGGAGGCAGCGTTGTTTATGATGTTGTCGGCCAAGGAAATCACGGTGCTTGTGCTGTTGCTGCTAATCCTTGGGATGCGTTTGAGCATATTGAAAGATTAGAACATATTTGTCAGATTGTCTTGACATCTGGCGTAAGACCTTCTAATATGTTTGTATGATTATTAAAAAAGGAACAACAGTCTATCCTTCTGAGATAGGCCAATATAATTTTCATTATCCTCAAAATGAGGATCCTTACATACTTGCCTTGGATGTAAAGGTCGATAAACTGCCCTGGGCATCTAGAAATAATAAAATTCCTGTAAAAGTTTGTAGTCCTGAAAACTATCTACCTTATAGTGTACTATGGTTAGAGACGCCGGTATAGCTCAGCTGGTAGAGCAACGGTTTTGTAACCCGTAGGTCCCGCGTTCGATTCGTGGTGCCGGCACCAGAAAACTAAATATTTCCTTGGGGATGTAGCTCAGTTGGGAGAGCATCAGTTTTGCATACTGAGGGTCGTAGGTTCGATTCCTATCATCTCCACCAAGGGCGGCTAGCTCAGTTGGTTAGAGCAGTTGTTTTACACGCATCAGGTCGGGAGTTCGAATCTCTCGCCGCCCACCATAATCGGGGTATAGCGCAGTCTGGCTAGCGCACTCGCTTTGGGAGCGAGGGGTCGTAGGTTCGAATCCTACTACCCCGACCATTTACATCAGTTGCCTACTATATACCCTAGAAGCGGGTATAGCTCAGTGGTAGAGCATCGCCTTGCCAAGGCGAGGGTCGCGAGTTCGAATCTCGCTACCCGCTCCATATTAGAGGGGTGTCCGAGTGGCCGAAGGAGCAGCATTGGAAATGCTGTGTAGGTTCAAAGCCTACCGAGGGTTCGAATCCCTCCCTCTCTGCCATCTAATATTATGAAACCATACTTTTATAAAGCAAAGATAATCTCTGTTTATGATGGCGACACTGTAACAGCCGTGATAGACTTGGGCTTTGAGATTACAAAAAAGATCAAGATTAGACTTTACGGCATTAATGCTCCCGAAATAAGAGGGAAGCAAAGACCAGAAGGTCTAAAAAGTAGAGATTATTTAAGATCTTTAATTCTTGACAAAGATGTAATCATACAAACGTTGAAAGACAAGAAAGGCAAATACGGTCGTTATATTGGAATAATCCATTTAGAGGATAAAAATATTAACGAACTTCTTGTAGAATCAGGATATGCCGAAAAGAAGGAGTATTAAATGAGTAGTAACATGATGGCTGAACAGTTAGTGCGAGCAACACTTGCTCGATTTGAGGCAGATAGACAGGAAGCTATCGCTGTTATTGAGTTATATCTAAACAATCCAGCGGGTGTAGCAGAGCACCCAACTATTGTTAATGAGATCTCGACTGCGATCAGAAATCTATCACATGCCGAGGAGGCGATCTCAGCCATTGAGAGAAACTTTTTATCCCGACCGGGAACAGACGAAGATGAGTAACGATCCAAGACCTACTCCTTATACTACTGTTTGTGTATCAGGAGGTTTTGATCCTGTCCATATTGGGCACCTTCGTATGATTCAGGAAGCAGCAGAATACGGTCACGTTATTGTTATTGTAAACTCTGACGATTGGCTAATGCGAAAGAAGGGTTACATTTTTATGCCTTTTGAGGAGCGTTGTGAGATCTTAAAAGGATTTACAGCAACAAGCAAAACTACTTTTGTAGATGATACAGATGGAACTGTATGCGAAGCTCTCCGACGTATTAAGCCAAACTATTTTGCTAATGGCGGCGATCGCAAAACGAACAATACGCCAGAGATGGATGTTTGTGAAGAGTTGGGAATTGAGATGCTTTGGGGTGTTGGAGGAGGAAAGATACAAAGTTCCTCAACATTAGTATCAGATGCCGGAATGAGCCCAAATCATTTTGAGGATGACGAGGTACAACCCTCAAAAGTAGAAATCGTTCAATCTGGCGATATTCCAAAAGTAGGAGATTATTAAAAGCTGTTCTCTATTTACTATAGAACGGGGTCTTAATGAGCCGCAAAAAGATTTACGTGTTAGATACCAGCGTTTATCTAACAAACGCAGACGCAATATACGCTTTTAAAAATCACGATATTTATGTTCCTCTGAAAGTATTTGAGGAGATTGATAAACACAAGAAACGCCAAGATCTTGTTGGAGCACAGGCACGAAAGATTATTCGTATCTGGGATGAGCTTCGCTCTAAAGGATGCCTTAAAAAGGGTGTTCGTATTCGCCAAGGTCTTGGTATTATCAAATCTGTATCTGCATCTGATATAGATCGAGACGATTTACCGCCTGATTTAGATATCAAGATCCCAGATCATCTTATTATCGCCACAGCAAGAACAGTTGCGAGAGAATCAGAAAGAAAAGTTATTCTTGTTTCTCGCGACATCAATATGCGCGTTATTGCTGACGCGATTGGGTTGCCTTGCGAGGACTTCCAAAACCAACAGATTGTTGACGACAGCGACAGCATTTACACTGGCTTTACAGAAGTTCTTGTAGATGATGAGATTGTTGATCAGTTTTATGAGAAAAAAGACGTTTATCTTGCTGGTCTCAATCTCAAAACAAACGAATATGTAATGCTTATCTCTAACGCAAACGAAAAGAAAACAGCGTTGGGTAGATACATAAATGAGAGCACACCCATTCGTCAGCTTTACAAGGACAAAAAAGGTGTGTGGGGCATCAAACCAAGAAACAAAGAACAATCTTTCTTGATTGATGCTCTTATGGATCCGAACATCGAGGTGGTTACAGCCATCGGCAAAGCAGGTAGTGGTAAGACGCTCTGTGCGATCGCTGCAGCGCTTGAACAGACCTTGGACGACAGATCATCCGTCTACACTCGTGTAATCGTTTCTAGACCCGTACAGCCGCTTGGAAAGGACATAGGCTTTTTGCCGGGAACAATGGAAGAAAAAATGTCTCCTTGGCTGATGCCTATTCAGGATAACCTTCAAACTCTTATGGGTAATGATAAGGTTACACTTGATATGTATATGGAACAAGGCACTATTGAGATTGAAGCAATCACTTATATTCGTGGTCGCTCTATTGGAAAAGCCTTTATTATTATTGATGAGGCACAAAACTTGACAACTCACGAACTAAAGACTATCATTACAAGAGTTGGTGAAGGAACAAAGATTGTGCTAACAGGCGATGTAGAACAGATTGATAACGTCTACATAGATGCTACAACAAATGGTCTTACTCACGCTGTTGAGAAGTTTAAAGACTTTGAGTTAGCCGCTCACGTAACCTTATTAAAGGGTGAGCGTTCAAGAGTTGCTACTTTCGCCGCACAAAATCTGTGAGGTTAAAATGGAAAACGAGAATTTAAATGAGGTTGTGAGCACCGATACAGGGCTCAAACAGTTAGTTGTTAATTATATTGGCGAGAGGCTGGCTAGATCCGAAGAGATCACAGTCGATATGATTGTCGAGGTCTTTGCAGCCGAGTTCCCAGAGTTTCTGTTGGTTGTAGCGGAAGAAAACTTTCTTCGCGGATATGAGCAAGCACTAACAGACATTCAACTAACAACAAGGGAAACCAAAAGTGTTTAACAGGGAATATCATATTCATCATATTCCTGTTTTTGTTTTTGGTGAGACAGAACCACAAGTAAATATCCCAAGCTTCTGTGAGCAAATCAAAGAAATGCTACCAAGTTGTGTACTGCGAAATGTAGATGTTTGTTACATCTCTGATAATCCAATCTTAGATGGACGCAATGCTGCTTACAACGACGGCGCCATTTATATGAAACTGAATGAGCCGACAAACGAAGATATGATTGAAAACTTTGTTCACGAAGTAGCACACGCTGTAGAGTTAGAAGATCCTCACTTTATTTATGACGACAGACTAATAGCAGAGTTCGCTGGAAAAAGAAGTCGTCTCTACCATCTTTTAACTGCCGAAGGTTTCAATGAGATGCCTCAGAGAAGATATGATTACCTTGAATACAATGAAGCATTTGATAACTTTTTAGCTAATGTGGTTGGATACCCAACGTTACTAAACATAACGATGGGTTTATTTTGCTCTCCATACGCTGCTACCTCTATTCAGGAATACTTTGCTAACGGTTTTGAAAAATACTTTACAGAAGGTCCTCGCTATGTTAAAAATATAAGCCCGGTTCTATACCAGAAAGTAGTAGCAATCCTGAATGACGACAAGCAATAAAACACACATATCATATTCCGAACTAAAAGATTGGGCACATTGCCCTCATTACCACAAGAAAAACTGGATTGAAAAGGTTGCTTCATTTGAAGGCAACGAATACACCGCGTTTGGAACTGCTATCCACGATGTATGCGAGAAGAAGCTTTTGCGCGAGAACGTAGACGAAGTAAAGGTATTCCAGATCGGCTTCGATGAGGAACTACAAAAACTTGCCGAAAAAAATATCGAAGTAAATGAGAAGAATGTCGAGCAGATGCGCTCTGCTGGACCTCAAATACTTGCTGAGGTAGAAGATGCTCTTGGAGAATACTTTGGAGATTATGAGGTATACTCTTCCGAGGAACTTCTATACGAAGAGATAGAAAACTTTGGATATAACTTTAAAGGTTTTGTTGATGCCGTCGTTAAGGTGGGAGACAAATATCACATCTTTGACTGGAAGACTTGCTCTTGGGGCTGGGATTCGCGCAAGAAGGCAGAGAAGATGGTCACATACCAGCTTACTTTATACAAGCACTTCTTTTGCCAGAAGCATAATCTAGACCCCAAAGATGTAGAAACTCACTTTGCTTTGTTGAAAAGAACAGCAAAAAGTAACAGAGTAGAGATATTTAGAGTAACGAGCGGACCGAAAAAAACTGAAAACGCTCTTAAACTTTTATATCAAGCAATATACAATATCCAAAAGGGCATCGCATTCAAGAATCGACTTAAGTGCTTGAAGCCTTATCCCTGTTCGTTGCGCAACACTGAACACTGCAGATAGGAATTTTAATGTCAGATAAAATAAAGATCTTTACGATCAGCGACCACCCGCTGTCTCCGAGTGGTGTCGGAACTCAAACAAAGTACATGATTGAAGGAATGTTGAAGACTGGTAAGTACCAGTTTGTTTCTTTTGGAGGTGCCGTAAAACACCAAAACTATGACCCACAGAGAACCGAGCAGTGGGGTGAAGACTGGATTATATGGCCAGTTGACGGTTACGGAAATCAGGACATGGTCCGTGCTATGGTTCAACAACAGAAGCCAGATATTCTTTGGTTTATGACAGATCCTCGTTTTTACGGTTGGCTTTGGGCGATCGAGAATGAGATTCGAGCACATGTTCCGATGGTTTACTACCACGTTTGGGACAACTATCCGTATCCTAAGTTTAATCGTAAGTTCTATCTTTCCAATGATCATATTGCTTGCATATCAAAGCTTACGCACGATATTGCACAAACTGTGGCGCCAGAAGTTGATTCTTCCTATATCCCTCACGCAGTTGACCCGGATATCTTTAAGACTTTCCCTAAAGAAAAGGTCACCACTTGGCGTAAGGAAAAGAATCTAGATGATAAGTTTGTATGTATGTGGAACAGCCGTAATGCTCGCCGTAAGCAGTCTGGAACTCTAATCTGGTGGTTTAAGGAGTTCTTAGATAGAGTTGGGCATGATAAAGCATGCCTTATCATGCATACTGATGTTAAAGACCAACACGGCCAAGATCTAGAAGCAATTATTCACGATCTTGGTTTAACGAACGGTGAAGTTCTATTCTCGCAAGAAAAGGTTGGTGCTGGAGATTTAGCAGCAATATATAACATGGCTGATATAACTCTGTGCATTTCTGATGCTGAAGGATTCGGGCTTTCAACTTTAGAATCTTTGTCTTGTGGTACTCCAATCGTCGTTAACATGACAGGAGGATTACAAGATCAAGTCACAGATGGTGAACAGTTTTTTGGTATTGGATTAACACCATCTTCAAAATCTATCATCGGCTCTCAGCAAGTACCATACATCTATGAAGATAGGCTAAATAAAGACGATTTTGTAAACGCACTGGTTGAGATGTACGAGATGGGAGCAGAAAAGAGAGAAGCACTCGGTCAAGCAGGACAAGCCTGGACAAGAGACCGATTTAACTTTGATAAGTTCGTAACAAATTGGGATGAGCTTTTCACTACAATCTATGAGGAGAAAGGTTCCTGGGCTGACCGAAAAGGATACACAGCCTATGAGGTAAGGAAGTTTTAATGTTAAAAAGAGTATTAGTTAAGGGCCCAGTCCTATCAAGATCTGGATATGGTGAGCAAGCACGATTCGCGGTCAGAGCTTTATTATCAAGGCAAGATCTTTTTGATGTTCATCTTGTTAACATTTCGTGGGGTCGTACAGGCCAGCTTATAGGCGATGATGAGGAGACACAATTATTTAATGAACTATTACAGAAAACGGCTCAATATGTAAGAAAAGGTGGCCAGTTTGATATATCAGTTCAAGTAACGATTCCGAATGAGTTTGAGAAGATTGCACCAGTTAATATTGGTTACACAGCTGGAATCGAAACAACCAAAGTAGCTCCTGAATGGATCGATAAAGTTAATAACTTAATCGATAAGGTTATTGTAGTATCAAACCATTCAAAGAATGTCTTTGAACAAACAACATACGTTGTTCAAAATAATGCAACAGGAGAGCAAAACCCTAACTGGGGAGTTACAAAGCCAATAGAAGTCGTCAACTATCCGGTTCGTGATTTTGAACCTGAAGAAGTGAACATTGAGTTTGATACTAGTAAAAACTTTTTAGTTGTCGCTCAGTGGGGCCCTCGTAAGAATCTACAAAATACTATTAAATGGTTTATTGAAACTTTTAGAGACGATGAAGAAGTAGGTCTCGTATTGAAAACAAGCATTGCTTCCGATTCAGCTATGGATCGTATCGATACGATTAGTAATCTACAGAAGTTTTTAGATTCCTTGGGAGATAAGAAGTGCTCTGTTTACCTTATTCATGGAGAACTGACTCCTGGGCAGCTTACATGGCTATATGAGCATCGCACGATGAAGGGTCTTATTAACATTGGTCACGGAGAAGGGTATGGTTTACCGCTATTCGAAGCGGCTTATAATGGTTTGCCTCTTATTACGACAGCGTGGTCTGGACAAATGGATTTTATTTGTAAGCCAAACAGTAAGGGTAAAATGATTCCTCGCGTGAATAGAGTAGATTATGATATTGAAACAGTTCAAAAGAATGTTGTTTGGAAAGGCGTAATCCAAGCGGATTCCAAGTGGGCCTATGCAAAAGAGAGGTCCTACAAGAGAGCATTGAAAGATGCTTTGGAAAAAGAAGAGTTTTACCGAAAAGAAGCAGCGGCACTTCGCAGTTACATTCGTAGTAATTTTACGGTAGAAAAAATATATTCTGATTTTGTCGACAACATCTGGAAACCGTCAGAGTCCGAGATTCAGGATATGGAAAATGCTGCTTTAGCAGACTCATCAATGCTGGCCGCGCTAGGAAGCTTGCAGACATGAATATAGGTGTTGTTCAGATTACTTCTGATTTTAATAGTGCCGATCATCCACGATTTAAGCTTTTAAGAGATGAAATCATCCCGACTTTCTTGAATACGGTTGGCGGTGAAAGATATACTCTTGTTTCACCGGCAAATAAAGAACTTCAGACGCTTGTAGAGAGCGGTGGAGGAACTTTTGTAGAGTATACGGGGTGGAAGAAGGATAAGTCTAGAAAGTTCCGTGAAGGGCTTCTGACGCGATCTGAAGAGTGGGTAGCATTTTTGGATGACGATATTCTCCCCGATGCAGATTGGCTAGAAAGATCATCTGAGTTTCTTGCTACAGCGGCCCCAGGACAATACGGATTCCGTTTAACGGATGCAGACGGTAACAGACACGAGTTCGGTGAAGATTGGATGCAGTTTGCTAGCCCTCGATTTGGTTTAAGACATAGAGGACTTCGATATGATATAAGCTCGAACTACATTGAACAATCCCCTACTTCTTATGTTGCTAACTCTTTTGTCCATGAAGAGACTTATAACATGGTTCAACCATTCGGCATCTTCGGAAAAGCACCTGATGTTAGTTGGAGTTTCGCGATTAAAGAAGCAGGATTCCCAGTAGGGTTTATACTTCAAGCAAGAGCATATCACCTTGGAGACAGGAAAGATAATAGATAAAAATGATAAGTCGAGTAGTTGTGTGCGGATCAAAGCCGTATTCAAACGTTGATTTTGATCCTCTTGTAGACTCGATGGAACTTATAGTCAGAAATAACATGTTATTGCCTGGAGATGGTTATGGCAATAGAGAGTCAGATTATCAAGTCTTAAACTCACATGTCTTCAACCACTACAAAAGTGATGCTCCATTGGAGAAATGGATCTCTTTTTATCATAAAAAATATAAAATGCCGATAGAGCATTTAGAACGATTCAAAAAATACACAACAGAATCTACCAAAACACAGTTTGTAAACTTTCACAATAATAACATCGAAGTTTTTAGAAACCATTTAGCAAAAAATAATATTAATTTTAGACTCGTAAAAGAGCTGAGATGCGGATTTTCATTTATTGGAGAATGTTTAAAGGCTCAAAAGATACCAATTTTAGTAGGGTTTTCCTTAATAGAACAAGATTTTAGCCGCCATGCCTACAATGGACATAGTTCTGGAGTATGTCATGATAAAAATCAAGAAATAAAGATGCTAAAGTTACTGCACGAAAGGGGAGAAATAGACGCTTCTTTTTGTGCTTTAAAGGATGAAAAAGGTTTTGTGTTCGACACAGAGATTCTTGAACCCACTGAAGCTTCAAAACAAATCCTTAAAGAAGTGTACAATCTTTAAAGTGGATTAATGAAAATATTTGTAGATATTGATGAAACGATTTGTCGTACACCCGGCGATAAAAGTCAAGCAAGAGATTATTCAACAGCAGTTCCGATAAACGATAACATTAAAGCTGTAAATGAATATTACGATGCAGGCCATGAAATAACATACTGGACTGCACGGGGCACAGTGAGTGGTATAGATTGGTATGATGTAACCAAATCTCAACTTGAGAGATGGGGAGCGAAGCACCACGACCTAATACTAGGGAAGCCAGCTTATGATCTATACATTGATGATAAATCTATTAATACAAGAACGTGGGAGGAGAGTGAGAAATGCTTAGAAGAACTGTTGTAGGAATACCAGCTTCATATTCTGAGGATCAAAGTCTAGAAACAGAATCAACCATTAGATATCTATCTTATTTGGAAGATCAAGGAGTTCACACGGTCATGACGACAGCTGGAACATCTCATTTTAATCTTCTTAATATTGACGAAATACATGCTTTAAATAAGGCTGTGGCCAACTCCTTTAAGGGAAATAAGATTATAGGAGTTCCAGCGCTATCAAATCGTGATGCAGTAGCTTTTATTGAGAGAGCAAATGATTATATCGATAGTTCCTGTAGGCTAATGCTTTTGTATCCTGAAAGATACTATAGCGAGGATGAGATTGTTGACTATATGTCTGATCTACGTAGCCATACAGACAACAAAATATACATACACGGGAAAACTATAAGAAACGCTACTGGAGGAAGTTGGGATTACAATGCATCCGTAATCAATAAGCTATACAACTATGGAATCCTTCAAGGAATAAAAGAAGAGCATTCTAATTTGAGCAAGTCCTATGATTTTGTTAGTGAAATCCACCCTGAAGTAGACGTTATTGTAGCCGGCGGAAGTATGCGCCGATATGAGTATCTACAGTCAGCCGGTGCAAACAGCTTTTTATCGGGCGTTGGAAATCTCTTTCCAAAAGTAGAGCAGGATTATCTAGACGGATTAACTGCCGATTCTTTAAATAAAGAAAAGCAAATGTTTAGTGTATTTATGAAATATGGATGGCATAAATCATTGCGTATAGCTCTGAAATATTTAGATTTAACGTGCTACCATAATCGGAAACCATGGCCCGCAACTTCTGTACTAGAAGAAGAAGCCATTAAGAAAGTAGTGGAGAATATAAGATGACAAATAAAGTATGGATCTTGGGCCCCTGTGCGATGGAAAATCGCGATATGTTTTTAGAGGCTGCGGCCACCATCAATGAAGTTATGGATGACTCTGATGAGTGGTACATGAAAGCTAGTTTTGATAAAGCAAACAGAACATCACTTCATGGTGCTCGCGGTGCAGGAATGGATGCCGCCGCTTCAGTCTGGAAAGAAGCTCGAAGCCAGTTTCCTAACATGAAGTTTATCACGGATGTTCACGAGACACATCAGGTAGAGAAACTCGTTGGCTTGGTTGATGTTATTCAGATTCCTGCTTTCCTGTGCCGGCAAACTGACTTGATTGTTGAGTGCGCCAAGCACTTTGATAAAATCAACGTGAAGAAGGGTCAGTGGCTTGGGCCTAATAACTTGATTAAGTCTGTCGATAAGATTAAGGAAACAAATCCTGACTGTGAAGCTTGGATTTGCGATCGAGGGACTAACTTTGGATATCATGATTTGTTTGTTAACTTTGGTATCGTAGATGAACTAAAGGAACATTATGATCGGGTTATTTTGGATTGTACTCACGCCATTCAGCGATCACGTCAGGTGTATGGTACTCAAGGAGATCGCAATCTTGCAGAGCGTTATTTTGTTGCTGCTGATATTTTTAACTACGATGGAGTCTTCGCAGAGGTACACCCACAGCCTGAGTGCGCTATATCCGATGGAGATTGCCAGTTAAGATTGTCTGACCTTGAAGGGTTGGTCAGTAGAGCAAAGGCTGTAGGGAATGTCTAAGTATAAGTTTTCTTTCCAGCTAAAAATCTTTCCGCTCGCCGGGAAAACGTTGCTTCCACAAAGCAACTTGATTATAGCCTAGTATTGAGAAGGAAATGATGACTAGTTTAGCAGTAATTCCCGCCCGAGGCGGTAGCACCAGACTTAAAGATAAAAACGTTTATCCTCTCGCCGGAAAACCTCTTATACGATGGATGACTGAAGCAGTAGTAGAGTCAGGATGTTTTGATCAGATATTGATATCTACGGATTCGGATGCTATCTACGATGCTGTATCTGATTTGCCGGTAGAGAGACATTCACGCCCACCAGAACACGCAACGGTACAGGCAACAGCATTAAACGCTATGCTGGATTTAATGGAGAGTATTGAGACCCCATCTGATATATTTGCTTATTTTCTCCCTACTTGCCCGTTTGTAAGTTCGGAAGACATAAAAAATGGATACAAGGTGCTTTTTGATCGATCCGTGGACACAGTCATCAGTATGACTCAAGTTCCGGAGACTATACAGCTGGCTTGTAACATGAAAGATGGTTGGGTTATGCCCATCTTTGACAATCTAGAGGCTGGACTTACCAATAGTAAATTCATCAAAAAATACTACAAGCCATCTGGAGCCTTCTATATGGGGCATTGGAACCGCGTACTAGAACAGAGAAACTTCTTTAAAGGCAACGTAAAGGGTGTCCTCATCCCACCAGAGAGGTCCATAGATATTAATACCTTAGAAGATATTAAATATGCGGAGAGTATACGAAATAACTTTATTGCGGCACCACCCGATGCTAATATAAGTAAATAGAAAGGATTATGGCAAAATATGTTTAAGAAAATAAGGGCGCGTTATGCGATAAGAGCGTTCGGAAGAGATAAATTCCCTCAAAAACCGCGTTATGAAATAACACCAAATGACATAATCCAAAACTTTACCAAAACAACTTTGGTCAGCGAAGGAACCAAAGTTAGTTCTATTGGTTCCTGTTTTGCAGAGGAGATACTTATTTGGCTGAACCAGAATAACTTCAATACAGTCCAGCCTGGATGGGGTATGGTTTATAACCCTCGTAATATTAAGTTAATAGTCAAAGCCGCCCTAGAATATGAAACATTTAGCCCTTCTGAGAGGCTATGGGATTTTGGCGACGGCGATATAAGAACACCGTACATTAAATGTCAATCACTACAACCGATGTTTCTGGGGTCGAATATAGAAGAAGCGCTGAAGAAAGAGGAAGAGATATTTCAAAAATTTGCTAATGTATTAAAGAATATAGATGTTCTTATCATTACGCTAGGCCAGACAGAGTATTGGCATTTCGAGGGAGACAAGGAATACCCATTTTATGCGGCTCCCTGGGCAGGTATCGAGGGAGGAAAAGAAAAACATAGATTTTCAAACTTAACTCAATCTGAGGTGTGTTCTGATTTACGGGAGACTATAGACTTGCTTAAGAAGCACAACTCAAATCTAAAGATACTAGTATCAGTATCACCAGTTCCTTTAGTTGCTTCAACCCAAAAGGGATTGAGTGCATATGTATATGCTGGTGCCGCCAAATCATCACTTCACAGCGCTGTTATGGAAGTGGTGACGGATAGCGAGGATGTATTTTATATGCCCTCATATGAGATAGTCATGGCTGAGCCGCACAAATCCTTTAAAGATGATGGTCGCCATGTATTGAGAACTACAGTTGATAAGATCATGAATACGTTTAAAGAGTTATATGTTTTATGATATACGCGACAATAAGAGGAGAAAAGATATGAAAACAGTTTTCCTAGATCTTGGGAGACAGCCAATCGCTAATGGTTTTGTAAAAATAGCTAATCCTGTAAATGAATATTTTTTTGATTTAAGAGTGTTATTTGATGACGATACGTATCTAGTATCATTAGAAGAGTTCGTTCCTCCTGAAAAAATGTTTAATGAGGAATATGTATATAAATCATCAATGTCGCGTACAATGCAATCGCATTTTGAAAAAACGGCAAATAACCTTAAGAAAGAGTTTAATCCACAAAGAAGCTTGGAAATAGGCAGTAATGATGGGGTTTTTGTTTCACACTTTAATGCCAATACTACTATTGCTGTTGAGCCTTGTGGAAATTTCGCAAAAATAACTAATGAATTAGGGTATTCTACTTATCCAGAATTTTGGACATTCGATCTGGCAGAAAAAATTCTCTGCGAACACGGATCTCGGGATTTAATATTTTCTGCTAACTGTATGTGTCACATTGGCAATATACAAGATGCTTTTAAAGCTGTAGAACACACACTTTCGGATAATGGAGTTTTTGTCTTTGAGGACCCTTCGTTATTGAAGATGATAGAAAGAGGGTCTTATGATCAAATATATGATGAACATGCTCACATTTTTTCTGTGCTATCAATAGATAAGTTGCTTAAAGAAGCAGGACTTGAGATCTTTAGAGTGAAGGCGTTAAAAGTACACGGAGGCTCCAATAGATTCTATGTTAAAAAGTTGTCTAACAATAATATAGAAGTGGAGCAGAACGTATATGATGCATTAAAAGCTGAAAAAGCAGCTGGCCTAGCAGATTTGATTACCTATCAAAATTTTAGCATTAGAGTCGAGAAATCAAAAAAAGATTTACTTAAACTTTTACATGATTATAAGTTAGCTGGAAAAAAGATAGTGAGTTACGGTGGTACTTCTAAGTCTACAACAGTTTTTAACTATTGCGGTATAGGACCAGACTTAATAGATTATGTAGTGGACACTACGCTTGATAAGCAGAATAAGTTTTCTCCTGGGGTTCACATTCCTGTTGTCTCACCAGAGGCCGGCTTTGATGAATCAGTAGAAGTAGCATTCTTGGGAGCCTGGAACTATGAAGAGGAAATACTTCAAAAAGAAGTTGAATATTTAGCTAGAGGTGGTGTTTTTGTGACGCATGTGCCTAGTGTTAGAGCTTTGTAAAAATGTCAACAAACTTAACTAGCGTGATAAACGTTCAATATCACGAGGACGACCGCGCACAGAGATGTCTTAACTTATTTCCTGATGTGGCAGATCAAATTAATATTTCTCATGTTAATTCAACTAATCATATTGTTGCATGGCATAAGCACGAGAAACAGACTGATTATTGGTTTTGTGTCAGAGGATCATTCAAAGTGGGATTGGCGATTCCAACTAAAGATGGCAAATACGAAGTGAAGTGGGAATATTTATCCGATAAATATCCTCGATCTTTATCTATAAAGCCCGGTGTGTATCACGGGTATAAAGCTCTAGAGCCAGGATCCATCATGTTATATTATTTAACAGAGAAATATGATCCACACGATGAATACCGCGCCCCACCGGGAGCCTTTGGTGAAGATTGGTCTACGGAGGACAAATAATGATTACTAACAATACAGTTATTTTTGAGCCCCTAAAACATGAGTAAGTATATGAAAAGCCTAAGCGATGTAAAATTAGTTAAGTTAAATCCGAATACAAGCAGAAGAGGAAATCTGGTTGCTTTAGAAGAATCTGAAATACCATTTAATATAAGAAGAGTATTTTATGTGTACGGAGTCCCGGATCAAGAAAGAAGAGGAGGACATGCGCATAAGACAACAGAGCAACTACTAATATGTCTTAACGGAGAATGTAAAGTTATTTGCTCAGATGGAAATAATTTTAAAGAGACTGTTTTAAACTCTTCGTCCACTGGATTATATATTCCTAATGAAATTTGGGATGAACAAATATACATCACTCATGATACAATATTGTTGGTATTATCTAACACGCTTTATAATCGAAATGATTATATAGAGAGCTTTGAACAATTTAAGGAGTATAGGAATGAGCAGACTTAACAGATGGCACACGCCAGAGGAAGTTAAATTATATTTTTCTAATTCCATCAATGATTTGGAGCGGATCGCTAGTCATACTCATAGTTCTAAAGTTTATGACCCAGAATGTGCTCGATATTGCGAATGGTATGCAAAACACTTTAATGAACGTCGAAACCAAAGACTTCGAATATTAGAAATTGGTGTAAAAAATGGAGACTCCCTTCTAATGTGGAAGGAATATTTTCCGAATAGTAAAATTTTTGGATTGGAGTATAATCCGGAACCGTTAGTAGACTTTAATCATGAAGATATTGAAGTGTTTATAGGAGACCAGTCAGATGTAGAACTGCTAGAAAGAATCGCCAAAGAAGCGGGTCCTTTTGACATTATTATTGATGACGCCAGCCATGTTATGGAACATCACCAGATTAGTTTTAATTATCTTTTTGTTAATGCTCTCAATAAAGACGGTGGTGTGTATGTGATTGAGGATTTAGGCACCTCTTACTGGGCTCAATATGGTGGCGGTCTTCTTAGGGAAACGGCAACTATTGAGGTAATGAAGAATCTTGTGGATAATATTAATTATCGATTTTATAAAGGGGACCGAAAAGAGTATGTGGGTATACCTCCGCATGACAAAACGGACGCTACTTATTTTGATCTAAACGTGGAAGGGATCTCATTTTACAAGGGAATGTGTTTTATACAGAAGGGCGATAACTGTAAGTATTGCGATGATAAACAAGAAAATACATAGAATTGACTCACCGTTCCCAGCTGTTTCAATAGATAATTTTATACCTTCTGAGGCATTGGTTCGAGCTGCAGCAGCTAGTTTTGATTCACTGTCGCCTGATGAATGGGTAAGGTACGAGAGTGAAAGTGGTCAAGTACAATATTGTTCTAAGATTCCAAGGCAGTCAACACCTGAAGCATTGATGGTTTTAGATTATATAGCTACTCATTTTGATCCAAATAAAATATTCTCTGATTTTAATACAAAAGCTTTTCCGGATACAACCCATTATGGAGGAGGGATGATGCTTACTCCAAATAGCAATGGACAAGGAGGATATCTTGGAATGCATGTAGATGCTTCTGCTCATGGATTAAGACCTAGGTGGAAAAGAGAGTATAGTGCTATATTATGCATCTCTGAAGAATACGATGAATCGTTTGATTTACTTATACATGATGGAGATAAAAAACATGCTCGCATTCCTTATAAATTTAATCGGCTTAATGTCTTCAAGTGTTCTAAAAACTCATGGCACGGCCTACCAGAAATAACTAAAGGCTTAGATCGCAAAACATTGGGAGTTATGTATTGGTCTATTGTAGATCCCAATGAAGATGATCATGATCAAGTAAAAGCTCAATTTAGATATGATTTGGAGTTTAAGTGAAAATATTGTTTTATGGTGGAACTGGACAATCTAAAGTGATGCGACCAATAGCTGAAAAAATTGGTGATCTTAAGGTAGTTCTTGATGATACAAACTCAATCGAACCTCCGTTTAAAGATGTGGATTTTTATCATGGGAAGTTGTGCTACGAAAGATGGAAAAGAAATACGCCGGATTATAAAGAATATGCTTTTGCTATAACTATAGGAAACCCATCTGCAGCTGCCCGTTGTATGCTTTATCAAAAATTGAGCGCTGATGGTTTAACTCCACTAACTCTAATACATGATACAGCGTATATAGAGGACAGTGCCAAAATCGGTCTAGGATGCCAGATTCATGCTAGGAGCTACGTGGGAACGAATGTGAAAATAGGTAATTTTTGTATTCTTAATACAAATAGCATTGTTGACCACGATTGTATATTGAACGACGGCGTAGAAATAGCCCCAGGTGCAACCTTATGTGGCAATGTAGAAGTTGGTAAAGATGCTTGGATAGGAGCAAATGCAACCATATTGCCAAGACTTGAGCTTGGAAAATCATCTATTGCAGGCGCTGGATCGGTGGTGACTCGCAACATACCAGATAAAGATATTTGGGTTGGCAATCCAGCGCGCCCACTGCAGAAATAAGATAAGGAACTGTAGGATGAAAATGGATAAAATCTATATGGCCGGCGCCGACGTTGGCGATTTGGAGATAGAATATGTTGTTGATGCTCTAAAAAATGGATGGTATGAAGACAAATATTACTATTGTGAAAAACTTCAACAAGAGTTTGCAGATTATCATGGACGAAAATATGCTTTAATGACGCCAAACTGTACTACGAGTTTACATCTTGTTCTAGCAGCCCTTGATATCGGCCCTGGCGATGAGATTCTGGTGCCAGAATGTACATGGATTGCATCGGTGTCACCAGTTGTGCAGTGCGGCGCAACTCCAATTTTTTGCGATATTGATCCTCAAAGTTGGTGTATTAGTGTTGAATCCATCAAAGCCTCTATCACGTCAAATACAAAAGGAATTATAGCCGTAGATTTATTTGGTAGTATGCCTGAAATTAATGAGATTCAAAAGATATGTGATGATAATGGTCTATTCCTAATCGAAGATGCAGCAGAAGCTTTAGGAACAATCTATAATGGCCAACGCGCCGGAAGTTTTGGAATAGCATCAACTTTCAGTTTTCACAATACTAAAACTATGACAACCGGTGAGGGGGGAATGCTATTAACGGATGATGTTGACTTATATGAAAAATGCGTTCCTCTCCGTGATCATGGGCGCCGACCAACGACGAAACCGTATTTTAATGAAATGGTTGCCTATAAATATATGCCGTTCAATGTACAAGCAGCGCTGGGATTAGCGCAGTTCCGGCGTATTGAGGAATTGGTTAAAATCCAACGACATCATTATGAATTTTATCGAAATGAGTTGTCGGATCTAGATGTACAATTTAATCATGAACCGGAAAATGTTTTTAATAGTGCTTGGATCACCGGGATGGTGGTTGGTCAGGAATATAACTTAAACAAGCATGAACTTATGGCAGCCTTGTCTGAAATCGGAGTTCCATCTCGCCCTTTCTTTTACCCATTATCAAGTATTCCAGCGTTTGAGCTTGAAAATGTATATAATCATAAAAATAATATAGCCTATGATGTATCATCTAGAGGTATCAATCTCCCGGGCGCTGCCAATCTTACAGATGATCAGTTAAAATTTATTTCTGATGGTATTCGCAAGGTATTGATCAAGAAAGGAAAATAAAACATAATACTATGATACCGTTATTTAACATAGAAAACTATGTGATTGACACTTCCAAATTCGATCATGCCTTGCATGATTCGGGTGTATTGAAATTTGAAGAGTCGTTCGCTGAGTATGTGGGGGCAAGATATGCTTGTTCTGTTAATAGCGCAACGAGTGCAATTTTTCTCATCTTCTTGAACAAAAATATAAAAGTAAATGTTCCTAGTATAATCCCACCAGTAGTATTAAATGCTTTGTACAATGCCGGTAATACGATTAATTTTGTTGATAATGTTGACTGGGTAGGAGATTCATATATCTTACACGAGTTTGCTGACTATAAAGTGATTGATTCTGCTCAAAAAGTTAAACCAAACCAGTTCCAACTGGAAGCAAACCCTAATGATCTAATGCTTTTTAGTTTTTATCCGACTAAGCCGGTGGGAAGTTTGGATGGTGGTATGATAGTATCAAATGACTATGAAAAGATTTCCTATTTTAAAGAAGCTGTGATGAATGGTATGAGTTATAATCATAATAATTGGGATCGTCGTATAAAGTTTCCGGGGTGGAAGATGTATCTCAATTCTTTCCAGGCTGCTATCGCAGCCGAGAATCTAAAGAAGCTTCCTAATAAATTGGAACATCTAGAGTATGTACGAGACTTCTATAACACAGAGCTTGGTCTAAACAACAATAGCGACCATCTATACAGGATTGAAGTGTCTAATAATGCAGAAGTTATCGCGGCTTTGGAGGAAGTAGGCATTTCGTGTGGAATACATTATGCTGCCATGCATCTTCATCCAGTATACGGAACAATAAGCGAGTCAGACTGCCCTCGATCTGAGAAAATAGAAAAAAGCACTTTAAGCATTCCTTTTAATGAAAAGTTAACAAAGAAAAATTTACAGGATGTAGTGAAGCATGTTAGAGGCTGGATGGTATGAAAGGCATTATATTGGCTGGAGGCTCCGGAACGCGATTAAACCCAATAACGATTGGAGTTACGAAACAATTATTGCCGGTATACAACAAGCCACTCATTTATTACCCATTATCTACTTTAATGTGGGGTGGTATTCGAGAAATTTTAATCATTTGTAAAAACAAAGATTTGAACTCTTTTAAAGAGTTATTTGGCGACGGTTCCCAACTTGGACTAGAAATAGAGTATAGAATTCAAGAGCACCCAGGGGGTATCGCAGAGGCATTTCTAATCGGAGAAGACTTTATTGCTGGAGATGATGTATGTTTAATCTTAGGAGATAATATCTTTTATGGAAATAACTTAGGAATCACACTTGAAGAAAATATAAATCATATCAAACATAACGGAGGGGCTCTTATTTATGGCCATGCTGTAAACAACCCGCAAGATTATGGAGTAGCTTACTTAAGCAAAAGTGGCATTCTTAATAAGATTATTGAAAAACCGAAATCTCCCCGATCGAATATTGCTGTAGTTGGATTGTACATGTATGACAACACAGTGGTTAATATATCAAAAAGCATCTTACCATCTGATCGCGGAGAAAAAGAAATAACTGACGTAAACCGATTGTACTTAAACCATAAAAAAATAAGATTACAGTTATTAGGTCGAGGTTTTGCGTGGTACGATTCTGGATCCCCGGAAGCTCTATTTGATGCATCCAACTTTGTAAAAACCATAGAGTGCCGTCAAGGCGTCAAGATTGCTTGTTTAGAAGAAATTGCCTTTAAAAAAGGATTTATTGGATTTGATCAGTTACATGCGATCGCCAAAAAACAAAAAAATAGCGATTATGGACGTTATTTGTTAAAGCTGGTAGAAGAAGAGGAAAATAATGGGTAGAAGCAAAAGTGTGATGATAACAGGCTGTGCTGGATTTATAGGGAGCCACACAGCAGAAAGATTTTTGGATGCTGGTTATCGAGTGGTCGGCGTTGACGCCATGACATACGCAGCACGAAGATCAAATATTAAAGAATGCTTAAACAATGAAAATTTTACCTTTTATGAGATGGACATATGTGACAACACAGAGATCAAATTGTTGGTTCAAAAATATAATATTGACTGGATCATTAATTTGGCAGCCGAAACCCATGTTGATAAATCAATCATCGATTGCACTGCTTTTATCAGATCTAACATTGAGGGTGTTAAATCTCTTTTGGAGGTGGGTCGAGAGCTAAAAACTAAACTTCTACATATTTCTACAGACGAGGTTTATGGTGAAATACGGAAAGGGTCGTTTCGGGAGGATTCTCCTTTAGAGCCTCGTAATCCTTATTCGGCTACTAAAGCTGCATCTGAACATCTTATCAGAGCATATGCGAACACATATGGAATAGAGTATAAAATGGTGAGACCATCTAACAATTTTGGTCCGCGCCAGCACGATGAAAAGTTATTACCGACAGTTATTCGCAATTTAAAATCTGGAAATAAAGTTCCTGTTTATGGTGATGGAAAACAAGTTAGAGAATGGACATACGTCAAATACACTGCGGAGGCAATATTGTTCGTATTAGAACATGCTCCGGTGAATGATGTATATAATGTATCTAGCGGCTGTGAAATGGAAAATATCGAGATTATTAAACAAATATGCTCTATGATGGGTAAGGATTTTTCTTTAAGTATTGAAAATATTCCTGATCGTGCGGGACATGATTTTAGGTATTCTGTATGCCCAGATAAACTGAACAACATCGGTTTCAGAATGCAACACGATACTATTAGTCAGATAGCACATACGATTGAAAAAAGTTATGAATGACACTACAGCAGAGAAAGATCTTTTGATAATTCATAGATGTCAAAATCGGCAGTATAATTTAAAAAAAGTGATTGATATGTACGCTCGTATGCCAGGAGTTAGAAACGTAATACTCGATCATTCAAGTCAAATATACTCTAATATATCTTACGTAGAGACGAATGGATTCGAATATTACCATCGTAAGCCAGAGGTTAATTATTTTGATATGACGCTAGAACTTCTATCAAATACCGAACAAGAATTCGTTGTTGATATTCCAGATGACGATATTACCCTCAAATCTTCATTAGCTCAATCTATAAAATTTTTAAAGCAAAATAGTGATTATGGGTCTTGTGATGGAGCATATCTACAGTCAAGAAAAGCTAATGATATTCGTATAAAATATCCAAAATCATTATCATATCATAATGCTATTAACGCTAGAAATGTGGACGATGCTCTCGAAAGAATCGAGATGTTTTTTGTTAAATCTTATTATCCTTTGTGTCATGCTGTTCTTCGCACGAATATAATGAGAGAAATTCATGAGATGTTTGCCGACAATGACATTCTTCGTAACAAAATAAATGCATATGACAGATTCTTTACTTTTTTAACTCTCTTGAGAGGGAAGCATAAAATTCTAGAGCTACCATTCCAGATTAGAAATGATAACGAAACACGTCGCGCCGTGAACCAAAAAGTTACCCATAAGATGTGGAGTTTTAAAAATCTTAAACAGAACCTCTCTAAAGAGGCGGGGTGGCTAGATCCGTTGGCTAAAAAAATCTCTCAAGAATATGGTATAGAGGATATAAATGGGTTTCAAGAAGTAAATAAGATCCTGCAGCTTCACTTTAAATGTGATCCGAATCCTAATAAGAAATTTAAATCAGGAAATATTGAAAATCTTATTTCGAAAGAAGTCTTGGATGCCACAAGCATAATGTGGGAAAGAACTAAAGTTTAAATATATACTTATTTTTAGCTTGCTAGCAGAAACAAATCTATTGTAGAAAGGATTTTAACCAATATGTTTAAAAATTTATGGAAGATATTTGAGAAAGAAAAGAAAGAAGAGCCGGTAGAAGAGGAAGAACCTTCTCCTCAATCTGAAGAAGGAACAGAAGAAGTCGAACCGGAGCTTGTACCAGAGAGTCTAACAGCGGCTCCAGCGCCGGAGAAGCCAGAAATAACCATACCACAACCTCCGACACCGGAATCAACTGAGGACACAAAAATAGTCTCTTCCGGAGGAAGGAATAAGTTACATATTGGATATAATAAAACAGGAACAACCTTTTTGCAGAAACTTGTATTTCCACATTTAGAGAATTATAAAGGAAGATTATATTTGGAAGATGGCGATAAAATATGCAATCTAAGTTCACATAAAGTCGATAGACAGCCAAAACAAACTTGTCAAAATATTTTAAATCACTTCAAGGGACAGAAAGACATAATCGTATCGGCAGAATGGTTTTCACTTATACCTCATGAAGATTTATTTGAATTATTGGGCGATGATGAGTGGGACGTATTAGTAGTCACAAGAGATGTAGAAGATCTGGTAGCAAGTTGGAAAAGAAAAGGCCCATCTAGAGACTTCTTTCTCAGAAGAGAAGTCAAGAGAAGACAGATGCAGCAAGTAGTTAGAGACTTTTACAATCCAGACAATTTGAAAGTTGGAATAAAAAACTTAACAATCTTATCTTATGAAAAGCTTTTTTCTGGAAATATGGATGAGATTCAAAGACTCTCCGATTTTCTAGGAGCAGATATAAACAAGATTTTCTTAGATAATCTTGGAACTGTGGTAAATGGATCAAAGTGATATAAATAAACTTTAAATATGTGTTTAAATTTTAGTATGCTTGCAACAACAGATCCATTATAGAAAGGAATTATTATGACGTTATCAAATCAAGCAGTTGGAGCCTTAATGATGGCTCTTCAAAGATCACTAATGGAGCAATCGGATATTGTTCCGGTGTTGACTTCAATGAATTTTGTAGCAAACCCGGATGATCCTACTGGAGATACATTGGTAGTTACCAATCCTCCAACAATAAATTTGAGCCAAGTACAGTTAAGCGAAGAGGAGTAAATAATGTTTAACAAAAATCGTACCACAACCACACCACGTTACCTTACAGAGGGTGAGGCAAGAGAGTTAGTAGATGAGTTGCTTCGTACAGCACTCCGGCAGCAGGCGCGAGATCTGGAGCGTCACCTATCAGATATTGATAGAAGATTAAAGGCCCTTGAGACGCGACGTTAATGCCACGATATCAGTATCGCTGCAAAGCGTGTGAAGAAGTCTCAACTATATACCACCCTTCATCCGAGACGCAATCAGCTTGTCCAAAGTGTGACTCGGACTCTACTCTAGTAAAACTTTTAACAACATTTACTACGAGAAAAAAGGGAACAAAATCTAATAAGGTTGGTCAAGTTACAGAGCAATTTATAGAAGATTCGCGTCAAGAGTTAGAACAACAAAAAGAACAACTAAATAAAAACAAATAATGTTCATTTATATTGTATTAATCATATCCCTTATATTAAACGCACTTTTGGGTTGGTATATATCAAGGATACTGCAAAAGTTTATGTTTATCTCGGACAACATGTCTGATTTGTTTTTGACCACAAAAGCATTTCATGTGTTCGTAAAGAATATGTATAGCATGGATTCATTTCATGGAGAGCCAATCATTCAAGAGTTGGTGTTTCGTATAAAAGAAGTAAATGAAGAAATGTCCAATTTTAGAGATATATTTGAATATACAATAGACGCCGAATTGGATCAAGAACTAGAGGAAGCGCTAAATGCCGAGGAAGAAGAGCAAGAAAAATCATTACTTTACGCAGGTTCACGAAGACGCAATAGTTAAGTATGCCCTGACAAATGACAGGGAGCTGCGATCTAAGTTGTACGAAGAGTACATACAGCCTGCATTTGACGATATGGTAGACAAGATAATCTACACGTATCGTTTTACCACATTGCCAAACATTGACTATCTCAGAGCAGATTGCAAGGTTTGGCTTACAACAATCCTAAACAAATATGATCCTAATAAGGGCTCCAAAGCTTTTTCATATTTCTCGGTTGTAACAAAGAACTGGTTTATTCATAAAGTCAAAAGAACTAAGAAGCGTCTACAAACAGAAGTCTTTATGGAGGATGTTCTGAATGAGATGGATGAAAACCTAGTATCTGAGGAGCCTAACTATTTTGACAAAAGATCAGAAGTTGAATTTTGGATATCTCTCAGCAATGAGATAGAGACTTGGGATTCATTTATGATAAAAGAAAACGAGAAGAAGGTTCTTATGGCTGTTCGTATTCTTTTAGACTCTGCTGATCAAATAGAAATTTTCAACAAAAAAGCTATTTACTTATATCTTCGCGAGATAACTGGGTTAAATACCAAGCAAGTTGTAAATAACCTTAACAAGCTTCGCAAGAGGTACAGGACGTTTAAGACAAAATGGGAAAACAGCGAGATCTAAGTTTAGAGCATTACATAGAAGAAACCACGACAAACATCAAAGAAGATCGTGCGATGGCTAAGTCCTTGCTAATGGATGTAATGGCTGATATGAAAGCCTCTCCCGCCGATAGAAGAGAGATGGGCCCTATCGCGGCCAAGTATGTAGAAAACCTTCAAAGATCCAATGAGCAGATGGTGAAGCTCGCTGCGATCCTTCAACGTCAAAAGACAGGCCAAGTAGGTCTCACAGCCGACGATAAAGAACAGTTGTTTGATTTGCTAAACGAGAGCAAAGAAGATGACGGGTAAAATCAAACTTGAAGACGTTCCCTTCGGCACCTTAAACAACCTAGCAGATGGAGGCGGTCCTTCGACTGATAGAAGAAGAACGGATCCGCTAGAGTTTCTTCGTCTTTCAACAGAGGCTGCTTACGGTAAAAATACCCTAAGAAACAAAGATACTTTTAATGGGATTGTTGTTGCATCTCGTGTTATATCTTATCCATCCTATAAGAACAAAACCGCCTTATTTGAAGAGTATCTAGTAAAGACACAAGAAAATACCCCTGCGCAAGAAGATCGAACAAGTGATTACAATCTCTACGCATATAAAGTTTATATTCCAGAACTAGAGCCTAGGTGTATTCCGAAAGGTACGGGTGACCCGGTATTGGTTACTTATCCAGATGTATATTCAGATATGACAGATGGAGAAATCCCAATACCAAATGGTACTTTGGTATCAATAAAATATGATGATGTTGAAAATCTTTTCAATCCTAGAATCGTCGCTAAGACTGGCGGTCCAATACAGTTGGCTGGTTTTGATACAAACGCCACAGCAGGCGCAACATTTCAAAATGGAGTGGTATCATCTTTAGACTTATCCGCAGATAATAAAAATCTCATTAATATACCGTACCAAAATATACCAGACTTTGATGGTCCGACATTCAATGCTGATGACCTTAGAGAGGCCCTAATGGGTTTGGGATATACTGAAAAAGGCAATGAAATATCAAACGGAGGAGACATAAACTCTGATATGTCAAGATATGGTATCGCAGTTTTTGAAAAAATCCGTGAGTTGTATCCTACAATAGATATTGAAGTTACTGGCGGTAACGATAAATATCACCAACAACTAAACTATAACAGTCGTCACAAAACCGGGAACGCATTGGATTTCGTTATCTTTCCCGACACAGAAGAAAATATTAGAAAGGTTGAGGAGGTACTACAGGGATTTTCGGCAGGAGATCAGAATTTCAGATATCTGAATGAATACGACAGCCCAACGAAAGCAGCAACTGCAAAACACTTTCATATCTCTTACCGATTAGGTGGCACCGAAGCACAAAGAAATGTCGATGAAGCTGTAGCGCTAGCAGAGATCCGCGCGATTGAGGTTTACAGAATACAATGACTACTAAAAACACTGCAATTGATTTAAGTGTTATCCCCCCAGACGAGAGGGCTGCTTATGATGCTATGTCTGAACAAGAAAAGGCAGAGTATTTTGGGTTTGGTGAAGGCACCAGAGGCAACTTCGACGTACCTGAATACATAAGCATAAAAGAAGAGACTGTGTTACAAAAAGGCAACTCTTCTATTGTTCTTGGTTTAGATCGCCCTAACAATATTCTATCGGGATATGGGGGCTCAAAAGATACTCACTGTGCTTCCATCGACATTGTAGCTGGTCGTTTGGGATATCGAGCGCGCCGACGCGATAATCGCGGAAAGCTTTTGAATGTAGATCCAAACTTTAAGTTGGATGCTGCTCGTGTCTATATTTCTCAAAAAGCAGACCCGGATTCTTATTTTGGATTGGCGGCGGGAATAGTTGGCAACACAAAGCCGGATAGTCCTAGAAGCACCGTGGCTATAAAAGCAGACACTTTAAGATTTGTCGCCAGAGAGAACATTAAGCTTGTTACTAGAACTGATAAGAAGAATTCTCAAGGTGGTGACGTAACGAACGCTTCTACAACTGGCTATGGTATTGATTTGATCGCCATGAACGACGACAGAGACATGCAACCACTAGTAAAGGGGTCAAACCTCCAACAGTGTCTAACAGAGACCTTAGATGCGATACACGACCTTAGAGAGTTATTCAAGAACTTTTTGGAATACAACAGAAATCTTACACAAGCTATCTTGACTCACACACACCGCTCGCCTTTCTATGGACAACTAACATCTCCTGATTTTGAAAGTATTTTGCCAAAAGGCACTGAAGCGATGATCAATACTCTCACAAATGTCGAGGCTCAGTTGATGCTTCATATGCAAAAGGTAAGTGGCATCAAACAAAGTTATTTGCAGACACCGGGAGGTGCTGAGACTACGAAAGATGGTAAGGGCTTATTTATATTAAGCAAATATAACAATACGAATTAATTAAGACATGGCTTCAATCACCACTAAGAAATACTTAAGCAAATCTTTCAATACTCCGTTTTATGATAAAAATAGCGGAACATATAAGGTAAAAATCAAAGTAAGCAGCAACGCTTTAGCTGGCGGTGTTGGATCTCAATTTGGTCTGCTATCAATCAAAGAACAGGGAGCGAGGGCGTTTGTTTCATCATATCTTCCAGAGTTCTACTCGTATTTGTTTGATGAAGAGTATTTTCAAGAACAAGCAAATGGTGATTTAGATCTAGCAGAATCCTTGATAGAAGAGATAGTAAACTCGGTTCAGTTAGAGACTTCTTATCAAACTTCGCCACCATCGGCTATGTCGATTGTGATTGTTAGGACGCTTTATAACTTTGATGATAAAAGAGAGGAGCTACTAAGTGAAGGCAATATGCCTGATTTTGAGCCGAACCTTACTTTCTTCAATCAGCGCCTTGGTATCGAAGGCGAGATATCTGAAACAACCTTAACCGTAGGTACTCTTGGAGAGCAGAACAATCTATTGAACAATGGCCTTAGAATGTTCGATACCCAATATGCAGGCTTTGAGGGGCAGATAAATCTTAATGTCGCGTTTGGTCCCCTACAAATACAAGCTACTAAGACTCTCAATAAGCTTGTAACGCTTCTATCAGAGCAGTTGAAAACGCAAGTTCCAAGTTATGATTTCTCGGAAGCAGATACTATTACCCTTATTTTTGGTAAAAAGAATGGGAAACTTGCTATATCTAGAATAGATTACCTTCTGATCGAAGAGTCGATTCAAAGCCAGCCACTTAAAGTTGGTTATTTCCCTATCATTGAAAACAGCAACCTATTGAATGATCCAATGACTTTGGCTGTTCTGAGAAACTACCAAAGTCTTTTGACTTCTATTCAAGATACGATTGATACAAATAGCCCTTATTCTTTTTATGACTTCCTAAACGACGACGCGGTCAAAGATTCGTTAGGTTTCGATGGAAGCATAATCGAGAACTTCCAGATCCAGCCCAAAAAAGATATGACCAATGAGCTTCTAAGGGTTGCTAACGATTATGGTCTGATAGATGTGAATAATGTTGATGACTTAGAGAAAGGCTTTAAAGATTACTTTACGTCGGAAGAATACAAGAAACTTAAAAAAGAAGTTGCTGATAATCCCGAGGTTTTCAAGAGAGTCGCCGCTGCACAAACAGTCAAGGCTTTGAATACAGCCGCACAAGTTTCAGAAGTAATCGGAGATGTCTTAGATCAAGGTCCTTTGGGACTGATAGAAAGAGCAAACCCAAAGGTTGCTTACATCATGCGACAGTTTGGTATTGACGAAATAGCGAGAGAAGCATTTATGTGCCTGACTTTTGGAGCATCTGTTGAGGCCGGAAGAATCAATAAAGCTGTTAGAAATGCATTAGTTAGAGCTGGATCTTCAGTTTATTATCCGCCTGATGTTCCGAAAGAAGCTCCGATCAGTTTGCCGGAGGTTGATTTCACTCAGTTCCAGATCTTCACAGTCTCTGGCGAACTTTGGAAAGAGATAGAAAAGGTAATCGTTGATACGGTTCAACAAACTGTTTTGGAAGTCATCAAAACATTAGCTGATTTATTGAGAGAAAACTGTGCCCTAACAACACCTAGGTCTAGTGACTATGGCGAAAATGATTTAACAGATTTTATTGAAGATAATCCAAATCCCGGTACTTCCCTGTTACCAACAGTTGGCGCGGGATCTCAACTTGACCAACTATCCGGAAAGAATGGGCTTACGAATCAACAAATATTAGATTACTTATCTGCTTTGTCTTCAATATTAAGTTCTATTGATATTTGTATTCTTCTGTTAAACAGAGATGATGCTTCCGACGAGTTGATGGATAGAATATTGGAGTTCAATCAGAACTACAACGACGAGGCTGTTGCTAGAAGATTAAGCTCTAGAACAGACATATTGGGATTCTTTGAGGACCTATCAGGCGTTGTAGATGTTACAAACCTTTGCAATGAGATCGCCAATGAACTTTATGAGACCAATCAAGATAATGTTTGCTTGGATGAGGGTATCTTCGATGATGAGAACGTTCAAGAGCTTTTAGATTTGATTGAGAACGGCTTACAGGTCACCCCTCCAAACTTTAACTTGGATTGTCCTGATAGTGAGTTTTTAGATCCTACAATAACTAAATCTATTCCGGAGACTTTCAACACCTTAGCGGAAATAGTTCAGTTGCAGTTTATTGCATCTGGCGACTCTGTAAAGGAAATAATGCTTGAACCCGTTCAGAAAAATCAATCAAGAGTTCTGGACGATATACGACAAGTAAACACTGGTTCTATTGGCGATCCGATAGATCCTGCATTCTTGGCGACTATTGTTGGCGTTTTGCAGCAAATGCAGAATGGGTTCAGTGATCTAGATGAGCAGTTACAACAATGCGATGTGGATCTATCAAGATTTTTGGGAACCGATCAGGCAGCAACTGCCGAGACAATCACGACTATTGCTCTTGCTTTATCAAGCTCTATCGCAGACCCTAACTTTAAGGATGCGATACAAAATATTATCAATAACGTTGATAATCTAGCAAATCCAGAGAATGCCTCAAATCCAGTATTCACGGCGTATGATTTTAATCAAAACTTTTTGAATGCGTTTAGGGATTACATAATCCCTGATTCATTTGGATTTGATCCACAATCTTTATCGACTGTAACCGAAAACTTTTATAGCTCATTTGTTTTAACAGGAGCGGTCGATGAATATAGAGATCTTGAATTGCTATTCAAGTTTGATAACGAGTTCACGCCAATATCCATAACAACATTGGATGAAAATATACCGGTGACTGTAATGTCCACGGGTTCAGATCCAAATAATCCATTCACCATAAACCTTACAGATGAGGAAGTTATTGCGGGACAGGCTCTCAATCCGGATTTAGGAACTGGTATAGAAGACATAGGAAGAATACCAAACAGCCTTTCGCTAACTTACCCTACCAGAGGTGGCTATACAGACCCACAGTTAAACATTGATTTCAACTTAGATCGATTTTTCCGCAACAATGCAGAGGATGAAATAATAGGTGGAGAAAAATCTCCAACCGTTGGGGAATGGAACCTCAATAACCTGCTGCCGGAAAGCATATCTACAGGCATAGCTGAAACAGCAAATGTATTTGTAAACAAGTTTGCAGTAGCTATTTTAGATAATCTAAATGCCGAAACAGCTCAAGAAGAGCTAGAAGTTTACTACAGCGATTTCCCAAGAGTTTACGGGCAGTTAGTTGAAAATGCTTTTGAATATGTTCTAAAAAATGGAGTATTTGATGCTGCGACTTTGCAGTCATTAAACTTCTTTACACAAACAGAAAACTGCCCACCAAGCGAACTTGGCGACTTCCTTGATATCCAGGGTATTATAAACCAAATGATTGAGGAGTATAAAGAGTCTGCCTGCAGCGGTGAAGATATTCCTTTGAGTTCAAAGATAAGAAACGTAATCAAGTTTGGTATGTATTTGCTTTTGGTTCAGATACATATTGCTGAGGTTATTATTAAAAATATCTTTGTTATGTCGGCTTATAACCTTGATAGCATTCTTGATAGAAACAGTTTTGTATTCACGTTCATTAGAGGGCAAATCCTTCAGTCTCTCTTGTTCTATTTTGATGCCATTGAGCCATCGGCTGAGAACAGAATACGAATGGATCTAACATCTTATTTCAACCTCAAAGCACGCCGCTCTGTTGTAGCCCAGAGAGGTGGCATTTTATACCTTGATGGAACAGTGGCCATCCCAGCAGGCACACAGTTCTCAATAACAGATGAAGACACTTTCTTTGGCTTTGATGAAATTTTAGATTTCTTGATCTCGGATAGAATCGATAGAAGCCGTCAAGCAATCAACAATGCTTTGCGTAAAGCGCTTCCAAACACGAATCAGCTATCTTTCAACGAATCTATGTTGAGGACACTACCGGGTATTACAGTTCAAAATGACGAGCCGTCTGCAATATCAAATGTTATATCACAATTGACGCCATCATCATTAAGGCTTTTGAATATTCCGGAAGTTGGGTTGATAATGACGATGAAGCTTTCCGGAGAGAACGCAGCTGCCGCTACCTCGGAGCAATACGAGAACCTGTTGACTTCGGATAGAGAACAGCAAAACTTGGACCCGCTACCAGTCAGCGAGTCAGATTTCACACAAGGTACAGTACCATTCGTAGCCTTGACCGCCGCGCAAAGAAGATATCTTAATGGTACAGTAACAACCAATACGGAAACAAATAGAATATTTGTTCATGTTACTTTGGGCGCCGGCGTTATGGGTGATGAGTTCCAAGCTTTGAACACTGCTAGGGCTGAGATAAGTAATGCTTATCCAAATGCTTTTCTAACTGAAGCAGTACCAGTGATCATTATTTCATCCCCAGGTGTTGGACTACGATACGGTTGGCAAGTCAAGGGAACATTGGATACAACTCAACAACAAGATACAGAAGATTCTTTTTCTACAATCACCCAACAAGAAGAAGATGTAACTGGTCGTCGTTACTTCAAGCTTTGGGTCAAGAAAGGCCAGGATGTCTATCTCTTGTTAGATCTAGGCTATAGAAATGAAGGGATCCCTCCGATCACCTCTGATGACGCGCAGGGACTTGGTGGTATGCCTATAGGTGGTCTACCGACAATACCGTCATAGGAAAGCTATTATGTCATATTTTATTGGAAATACTCCTGCTGAAAAGAATCTTGCTAACGCACTCATTGACGAACTTCACGATGAGTTTGGCTTACCGTTATCTGATAGTAGTAATGGTGGTCCGGGGTTTGCGTATCAGCCTGACACGGACTCCGGTGTAGTTGGTGAGTTGGGCGATGCTGATTCGACTAAGAGAGCAGAGTGGAAAGCTCTTTTAGAAGAAGCAAATACCACTATACAAAGAGCGGCCAATATGTATAGTAACACTCCAGAAGATTTTAAACAGCAGATTTTTCCCGAGTTTGGTATCGAGTATTGGGATACATCGCTGAACTTTGCAACCACTGATTTAGCGCAGTTCGACTCTTTTACACGCCCCAATGCAGAAAGATTTTTTTGGAGCGAGCTAGAGGGCCCCGATACCTACACAGTTAGAAACTTGATTCTAATATATCAAGCTCTTATGGGTGACGGTGGATACAACCCGTTTCCGGCCCCACGGAACAGCGCTCTAGATGGCTCTTTAGGCCGCTGGGATCAGATTCGTGTTAACGAGTTGCTATTTGTAGTGAATCGAGAGTTGGACCTAAGACAAGAAGCTGTCTCAGAAGCTGTAGCAACTCAAGAGTATATTTTAGATTCTATCGGTATCGACTACGAAGCAGATGATATCAACTTTATAATGAACAACGATGACTTCACCAGATTCTTCTCGACAACATTTGATTCTGATACGATCTCTTTAATACCGCTTATTTACAACTTCTATCTTTCTTCAAAGTATTTCCAAGGAATCAACGAAGCTTTCCGGACACCAAAAGACAGAGTTTTAAGCATAATCTTGTCTACCATAGCGAACGATAATAACTTTGATTCAACTCCAGATCTCTCAAGACCAGCAGCAAATAACGCTATAGCAAGTTCTACCGGTCAAGATCAGAACGCAGCTTTCAACTCTGCCGCAAGAGATTTTATTCTTAAGATGCTTATCAAGACCCCAATCGATATTCTAAAGGGTGTTGTAGAGCTCGCAGACCCACACGTTGCGATTTCAAAGGGCATCAAGATAGGAACTGGCTTTGCTTTTAATGAGTTAGCTAAGGTCATTGACGAGAGTGGTGTCGCACAGGAACTAAATACAGCATTGGCTGAGGGGTCACAAGGAAATCTCAATCCATCGTTTAATGGAGAAGATTTAACAAAACTATTATTGTGCCTTGGTGATTTTGCTATGCAAGAAGGTCTTGCTGCGACATTAGACGCATCACAGCCTCCAAATAACGATGGACAGCCGCCAGTTCCAGAGAACTTCTTTCCCAGAGTATCTATTGATGGTATTGACTTCACGGGAACTGTCTCTGGAATGCTTATGATGCCTCCGAGCCCACTTGGTATCATTTATTTATTATTAGAACTACTTAAAAGTGATATTACGAATCAAACGAATAATGTCTCAAACGCTAGTGCTGAAAACGCCAATGCAAACGAGTGTAGTGACACACCGGAGGAAGGATAAATGGCATCTGGATTATCTCCAAAGTTACCATTAACAGTAAGCGAGGTATTCGGTCCTTACAACTTAAATGTTACTTTTGAAGAGTTAGCAAAGCAAAATCTTAAAATGCTTATTTTAACTATTCCGGGCGAAAGAATCATGGATCCAAACTTTGGTGTGGGATTAAGAAGGTACTTATTTGAGTTCAATGGCTCCAATACTTACTCTCTTATAGAGTCAAAGATCCGCGAACAGGTTGGAAGATACTTAAGTTACATCCAGATAGACAATATTCAGTTTCAAATACCAGAAGGAAATCCAGACCTTTACCCTCATAACCTTTCGGTAGCTATATCTTTCACAATATTACCACTTCAGCAGTCAACATCTTTGCAAATTGATGTTGATCAACCTATTTAGAGAAGCATATTATGGCCAAAAAACTACAACCTATCGATTACACAAGCCGCGACTTCGACTCTATTCGTAGAGACCTAGAAAACTACGCGAAGAGATACTACCCGGATACATACAAAGATTTCAACCAAGCCTCTTTTGGCTCTTTGATGCTGGATACAGTTGCCTACATCGGTGATATTTTATCCTTTTACCTTGATTATCAAACAAATGAATCGTTTTTAGAGTCTTCTATCGAGTACAATAACGTTGTTCGTCTTGCAAGACAGATGGGTTTCAAGCTAAACACGAGCCCTTCTTCCTACGGGTTGTTGACATTTTATATTCAGGTTCCATCGGATGCCAACACAGCTGGTCCTAACCTAGAATACGCGCCAGTTCTGCGCGCAGGATCTATCTTCTCTTCTACAGGAGGTGGTCTTTACACTCTCTTGGAAGACGTAGATTTTGCAGTATCCACAAATCAGGTTGTAGTTGGTACTGTTGACTCTACCACTGGTAACCCAACAAACTTTGTTATTAGGGCCCAAGGCCGAGCAGTATCTGGTAGAACGCTTTTCAAAGAGTTGCAAGTAGGAAACTTCCAAAGATTCTTAAGAGTAGACTTAGAGAACAGTCGTGTTGCTGAGGTACTGAGTGTTTTGGATTCCGAAGGGCACGAATATGTAGAAGTAGATCACCTCTCACAAAATGTCGTGTATAAAGCAATTCGTAACACCAATACGTCCACTAACTCAACTGTAAGAAATATCCTTAAAGCAGTCCCAGTTGCAAGAAGATTCACAGTTGAGCGCGAGGGAGATAGAACATATTTACAGTTTGGTTATGGCTCTGACTCTGAGTTACTATCTGATTCAGTCGCAGATCCTACGAATCTTGTTTTGGACTTGAATGGTCGCAACTACATTACGGATGCCGACTTCGATCCGACAAAATTAATCAGCACAGACAAGTTTGGTATTGCTCCGGCAAATACAACTTTAAGAATCGGATACAGAGTAAACCTAACTAACGATGTAAACGCTGCCGTAAACTCTATTACAGGAGTAGACCGACCCCTATTCCGTTTTACCTCTCAGGGGTCACTATCACAGACACTTCGCAACACTGTTATCGGTTCCTTAGAGGTACTAAACGAAGAGCCATTTGTTGGTGATATATCTTTGCCTTCCTCGGAAGAGATTAAGCAAAGAGTATTTGGCTTCTACGCTACCCAGAATAGGGCAGTGACCATTCAGGATTATCAATCAATCTGCTATGGAATGCCTGCAAAGTTCGGATCTGTTAAAAGAGCAGCGGTTGTTAGAGACTTTGATGAGTTCAAGAGAAACCTCAACATATATGTTATCTCAGAAGATACAAGCGGAAAATTGCTCACTGCAAACACAACTCTAAAGAACAACTTAAGAAGTTGGCTTTTACAGTATAAAGTAGTTAACGATACCATTGATATTTTAGATGCCGAAATCGTCAACTTCGGAATCAACTATGTTGTAGCTATTGATTTGAACACAAATAGATTCAATGTTATCAATCGAGCGAACGCAGCTTTGAGAGATTATCTTGTTAAAAATCAATATGATATCGGTGAGTCTATTCTTATAACAGACTTCTACAAAGTTCTACAAAAGGTAAACGGCATTATAGACGTTATAGATTTAGAAATCGTTGGTAAAACAGGTGCATCCTACGCAGATTCGTCATTTAGTTTTCAAGATAATCTTTCTGCCGATGGTAGAAGAATCGAAGGTCAAGAAAACGCAATCTTCGAACTTAAGTTCGCCAACGTGGATATCAAGGGAGCAATCCAGTAATGGCTATTTTAAGATACACAGCTAGCGCTGATAATACAATCACAAATGCTTTTGAGGCTAACTTGGTCACGAGAGGTACGGGCTCCAGCATGGGATACGCCGATTCTCTTGAGGTATTTTCCATTTATGGTCAGGAATCAGGATCAAACGGACAATCTCAAGAGCTTTCTAGAATCCTTATTCAGTTTCCTGTAGATCGAATCTCATCTGATAGAACAGCCGGTACGATCCCAGCGTCAGGTTCTGTTTCTTTCTATCTTAAAATGTTCAATGCAGAACATCCTTTTACTCTTCCACAAGACTTTAATCTTGTCGTTGCTCCTATCTCACAGTCTTGGGTAGAGGGCACAGGTCTTGATATGGATGAATATCAGGACATTGGAACATCCAACTGGCTTAAGACAAACAACAGCACTTCATGGACAAATGTTGGTGGTGATTATCTGTCCGATGATAACTACAACGTTCGATTTGAGCAGGGATATGAAAATCTAGAGTTAGATGTTACCACTGTAGTAGAGAACTGGATTACTGGTGCTGTAGGTAATAAGTACAATAACTACGGTTTTGGTCTTCGGCTGACCGCTTCTCAGGAAGCTTACTTCTCCTCTTCCTTGGGGGTTGATTCTGGATCAGTAATCCAGAACACTGTCGGAGCAACACAGTCGTACTACACAAAGAAATTCTTTGCTCGCTCAAGTGAGTTCTTCTTTAAGCGTCCGGTAATCGAGGCTCGATGGGATTCTCGCGTAATGGATGATAGAGAAAACTTTTACTTCTCTTCCTCTCGCGCACCAGCTGCTGATAACTTAAATACTCTATACTTTTACAACTATGTAAGAGGTCGCCTTCGCAACATCCCGGGTGTTGGAACAGGAAATATTTTGGTGTCTTTCTATTCCAGTTCGTTCGGAACGCCAGCTGGTTCTAAGATATCTTTACAGGGTGGTGGTAGCGTCGTCTCTACTGGCGATATAAACGCTACTGGAAGTTATGTGAGCCCGGGTATCTATTCTTGCACCGTCGCTCTTACAGCGGCTTCTACGCCTCTACAAGAGATTAATGATGTATGGCATTCTGGCGGTGTAGAGTTCTTTACTGGATCATTCTTCCCTGAAGCAATGCCGACATATGATAGCGCCCCAACGTTCACAAGAATCACATCTTGTAAGAATCTCAAGAAAAAGTATTCCAAACAAGACACAGCAAGATTTAGATTTTTTGTTCGCGACAGAAACTGGAGCCCAACAATCTACACAGTTGCTACTGCTAACAATCCAACAGACATTATTGAGAGTGCATCTTATGGGATTTATCGAGTCATCGACAATCTTCCGGCTGTTCCGTATGGTACCGGTTCAGATTTTAGCACTTACTTATCTTACGATAAGGAAGGAAATTACTTTGATTTAGATATGTCACTTCTAGAGCCAGACTATATGTATGAAATAAGATTGTCTTATTACAACGATAGTATTGGTGACTGGCAAGAACAACCTCAAACGTTCAAATTTAGAGTTGAAGAATAATTAAAGTATGAGCATCAAAAAGTATTTTGAAGTAGCTGAAAGCATCAAGGCTCTTTCAGGGAAAACGGCAGATGAAATCGCTTCACAAGTAGAATCTGTTGGGTATCACGAAGAAGATATAATAGAAGAAGAAAGATTTATTCCAAGAGTAGACTTTTCTAAGCCCGAAAACTTTGCTCGCTATGGGTCAGCCGAAGAATACTATGACCAAGCTATCAAAAGAATCTACAACGAATTTCCTTACGATGGCTCTCTAAGAGAAAGATTACAGTGGGAGAATGAATCCACTTATATTGATTTATACATCTACAACAATCGATACCCAAGAACTAATGGATATGCAATTGTTTCTGCAGATGGATGGGGAACACAAGCATCTATAACTGATGGGTACGGCTTACCAGATGATTTAGAATACATTTTTGTAAAAGGTGGCCCGAATGCTAATCCAAATGGCATGTCGCCAAAATCAGTTAACTTTACAGGCTCCAACTATTATGAGCCATCTAAGAACAGAGGGTCGAACCTAGAATTCGATCTAGCATCGCAAGGTGCTTCTATTGAGTTTTGGTTAAACAAGACTGAGTTTGTTACTGCTTCAACTGAAAAAGAAGTTCTGTTCGATCTTTGGAATGGCGAAAACTCATCGTCAGCAGATTATGTTCGTTTTACATTAGAGCTTTCAGGTACCGCTGACGGAACAGACCCATTCTTACTTACAGTTTTCTCGGGCTCAACAGGATTTTTCCAGCAGCCAATCGCTGCTACTACATTTACAACCTCTTCTGTAGCGGATTCCAACTGGCACCACTATGCTGTAACAGTTAAATCTGCATCTGCTGGCGTTACCACACGATTCTATGTTGATGGTAATCTCAACAACGAGACCATATTAGGCTCTGCCGGCATAGACGACACAGACTCTTCAAGTCTACGTGCGTACATTGGTGCCCTCATTGCTGCACCTTCTGGCTCTTCCGCATCAGCGGGAGCAGGTAAGCTTTCCGGTTCTCTTGATGAGTTGAGATACTGGAAGACACAAAGATCTTCTAAAGAAATCGGACGTTTTTGGTTTACGCAAGTTGGCGGTGGCGTAAATACGGATCCAACTCCGTTTACAACAACCGAGGAGTCAGCAAACGTAGACCTAGGTGTTTACTTCAAGTTTAATGAAGGCATCACGGGAAGAACATCAACAGATAGCACTGTTCTTGATTACTCTGGTCGCTTCTCTAACGGTTCGTGGACTGGATACACAACCAACTCAAGAAACACAGGCTCAGCGATTGTATTGTCTAATGCTGCCATTAGTGAATACCAAGATCCAATCATCTACTCTTTCCATCCAGCCGTTGTTTCGTTAGCATCTGAGTTGCAGACATCTGGTTCGGCCCACGATGTCAATAACAATGCTGCTGTCTACAACTCCATTCCTTCATGGATTACAGAGGAAGATTCAGAGGGCGAGAAGAACACAAAGTATCTAACACAGATTATTTCAAGTTACTTTGATACTCTGCATCTACAAATCGACAGTCTAAACCACTTAAAGGATATTCAATACCCCAGTGGTAGTGATAAACCGCTTCCATTTGCAGAGAAACTTCTTTCTTCTTACGGATTTGTGGCGCCAGAGATTTTCCTAGATACCGATGTGTTAGAGAAGTTGGCCGATAGAAGTGAAGATAAAGTCTATGAAAAGTCACTTCACGACATCAAGAACATTATATACCAGAACATTTACAACAACTTAAACTACATCTACAAGTCTAAAGGCACCGAAAAAGCATTTAGAAATCTTATTCGTTGTTTTGGTATTGATGATGAGCTAATAAAACTCAATATGTACGCGGATAACGTACAGTATGAGCTTCAAAGCAACAGAAGAAACATCATTGTTGGCGACAAGTTTGCTAACTTCAACACAGCAGCTGGTAAAAGCGCGAATGTGTACAACTACACCGACACATCAAACGTTAACTCTGTAGGATTTATTACCTCTAGCGTATCTCTAACTGGTGGATATGCCACAACTTTAGAGGCTGAGATTCTTTTCCCACTAAAGCAAGATGAATCTTCTATTGTTTATGTTGATACGAACACAATCAGTGCCTCCTTGTTTGGTGTACACGGCACAGTCGATTCAGGCACCGACACTACATGGGCGACTTCTGACGATGTTAACTTCCAAGTATATGCCGTAAGAGATGAGCTTCGGTCATCAAACGTTAGATTTGTTCTCACCGGAACGGCTGGTGGGCATGTTCCAGAACTTGTTTCTTCGTTGTATGAGGATGTCTACAACAACACAAGATGGAACTTATCTGTCAGAATAAGACCAGATCAGTTCCCGCTAACAGGACTTGTTGATGGTACAAATAGCGATTATGTTATTGAACTTCATGGTGTTCAAGCCGATGCCGGCGTAATTCTTGAAGAGTTTACTGTAACAGGGACGATTTCTAATCCTCCCGCAGCGTTCCTAACAAGCAGCAAAAGAGCATACGTAGGCGCGCACAGAACAAACTTTACCGGAACTGTACTTCAAACATCGGATGTAAAAGTCAATGCTTGTAGATACTGGCTTGATTATGTTGAGGATGATGCCCTAAGAGGACACATTCTTGATACAGAAAATCACGGTGCCCTTCAGCCGCATTTATATGCGTATCCGTTTAACCCATCTGCTTCTTTTGGGGATATAACAAAACTTGATACCCTAGTGTTCAACTGGGAGTTCCTCAACAACACGGGCTCAGATGCTAGTGGTCAGTTTATTGTGGACGACATTAGTTCTGGATCTGCCGCCTTTACAAGATTTGGAGATTTAGGAAACATCCTAAACAAGCAGTATACTGCTAGAGGCGACTTCTTTGAAGCTTCTTCCACAAAAGCAATCGACAAAGACTTCGTTGTATCATCAAGACTAAATCTTCCCGAGAACATCCAATCACAGGATATGGTTCGTGTACTTGGAGCAGAAGATCAGGACGTTTTCACAACCGAATCACGCCCAATAAACTACTTCTTCGCATTTGAGAAGAGCATGTATCAGACCATCTCTGAAGAGATGATCAACAACTTCGCTACTATGAGGGACTTACACAACCTTATAGGCGATCCTGTAGAGCGTTGGCGCCCAGAATACAAGCAAATGAAGTTTGTGCGTCAGAAGTTCTTTGAGAAGGTTGGAAATGATGAGCTAGATTTCGACAAGTTCTATGAGTTCTACAAGTGGTTTGACTCTTCATTATCCGTAATGCTTGGCCAGCTAGTACCAGCCTCAGCTGACTTTTCCAATAATGTAAGAACTGTTATTGAGAACCACGTACTAGAGAGGCCAAAATATCAAAACAAGTTTCCGTTCCTACAGAGACAAGGAGCAACAGATATTGAAGGGTCCGTCGATGGCTCCAATGCTTCAGGTGATGTTGATTCTAGTCCAGATGACTTCCCGGCTGGAGCATCATTCTTCTCTAACAGAGCGCTAACAAAAAGACAGATCGGCTCCTCTAACTACACTCAGACAAAGAAGTGGGAGTTTTTACATTCTCCACTACCAACAGAATCTGAAAACAAGAATCTTCCTTGGCAGAGATACAAGAAAGAAACATCCAACTCTGATCGGGCTGGAATTTTAGCGGCTGTAGAATCTGGTTACAGAAGAAGATTAGGATCTCCTGTAAAGTTTGCAGCTGAAGGTCAAACAGCAGTCGGTGGTGTAGCCAGACACCAAAGCAATAAGCCTAACTTTACGTTTGAGGCAACCCAGCCTTACGGTCCCACAGTTACGGCAACGAATATTCCAAAGAATATTATGCTTTCATTTGATGTTGATGTAGAAGAACTTATCGAGACGCCAGATGTTTACTATCCGACTCTAAAGCAACGTCTTGGTTTCGGATTGAACCCGTCAATCAATAGGGGAGATAACGACAAACTTAAGTTTGATGGTAATATGTATGCGCCGTTCAGCTTGTACAGTTCTTCTGTTACAACTGGCTATAACTCTAAGGTTGTAAGAGACTACAAATCTGGCGTAACGGTTACAAACCTTCACAATGACTTTGTTAATAGCACAGACACATCCTTGCAGGGTCCGTTCACAGAGAAGTTTGTTGGCGGTAGATATTACCGACATACAGAAATCAATGACGGAACAGACACAAGAGAGTCAAGAGCAGAAGGTTTCCGTTTAGCGCTTGGTCTCGACCCAAGTAGCTCTAACATCCCTCCCGGCGCCTCTGGAGCCCTTGGAGTGATTCCGCCAAACTATCCGTTCCTTGATTCACCGGCAGGTTCTGCGCCTTTAGGATGGCTTCCAGAGCTTCCTACGGCACAACGCTTCCGCGACGAAACTGCAAAGCGTCCCGTAAACATCAAGAACATTTTGATGACGACTGCTTCTGTTGGAACACGTCTTTCCGGAACGATTGTTCACAACCAAATCGGTAACTACCAAAAGAACTATCAAGTTGTTCAGACTGCTGGCAGAACTGCAAATGATATATATTTCCGTGAGCAAACATTTAGTTTCGCTCCAAACCCGGAAACACTTGCGACAAGAGGGCGCTTCCCGCTTTATTATGCCTTTACGCCTGCAGTAAAAGCGACAGGTCAGATCGCAATTAAGGCGAATCCCCCATCATCATCCGTTCAGGCTCTTGAAATACCATTTTTAAGAAACGATGGAGTTGTTCAAAACATAGCAATCTTTTTTACAAGTGCCCCAGCACCCACTGATTTCTCAGGCTATCCAACCATAATTGTGCAACGTCAGGGCTCAGCAGCCGACACCGGTACTGAACTAGCCAGCGCTTTGAGCCACTCTCCTTTCGGAACTACTTTCGGCGGCAACGCCACCGCCCTCGGAACCGGCGAGATAGTCTCACTAACACAAGGTCTTGGCGGCACAGCGGGCAATACGGAGATTACAGATGACGGTTCTGGAAATTTTGATTTGACTTCTTTTGCCGGTGGCACTGAAGCCATACCAGACACCGGAGAAGACAACGCTAATACAGGCGGCAATCTAAACTACGAACTTCCGAACAGAGATGGAGTCAACTCGAACGAAACAGTTATTGTTAACCGTTTTGCTGGATGTGGTTATGAAGTTATGTCTCGTGGATACATGGATCCAGCACACGAAGAGTTGTCTGTTTACAATGTTTTGCCTTACCGCAATCTTTCTGTTAGAGATTACGGCCTACAAGGATCTGCATCTGTCGATGTGACAGCTGGCAGAACAATCACTGTTGTAGATCAGATTGGAAAGAATCGTGGTCTTAACCAAAGAGCCTCACTCCACGCTGGACCGTTTGGTTCTGATGCTGCATATGGTTCAGTTCCAGAGCTAACATACGTTACAACACCATCTTGGCACAAGACAAACAGAAACCGTCGTCGCAGAATAGAGTTGTCTGGCGCAACATACATCACAGCGTCCGTATACGATAATCTCTTTGTTCAGCACGCGATCCCGCGTTCTACACAGCAATACTCTTGGGTAACTGCATCGTTGGCTGAGGGTCAGATTATCTACGGCAACGATAGACCATCTTGCTTTAGCGCAAGTGTCTTAAGTCAACTAATCGTTAGTGGTACAAACTATGATGATTTGACTTTCGTAGGCTTGACTACAAGAGGTAAAGATCCAATATCTGCCTCTACTCACAATCAAGGATTCCCTCTATCAGTAGCGAATCAGGCACAAGCTTACAGCAACTTTGATTACCTCGGCGCTCCACCATTTGCCCCGGGGACTGATTATTTTAACTTTATAACCATAATGCGCAACGGCCCATACGGATACCCAACTTGGAAGCAAATCCGTGCTGGCGAGACAAAGATTGGTAGAAAGCTAAGAGAAACAAACCAGATTGGATACCCAGTTCCGCCAAAGAGACTTTTTGATTATGATTTGGGCGAAGGTCCCTCTGTCGGTTTGAGACCTAACAGTTTCAGAGATTTTACAGAATCACCAGTATCTCTTAACTCTTCTCCAATAACTTTCATTTTGGAAGACAACACAGAAGATTCTGATGCCTCTAACAACATGGTTGTGACTGTTCCGTTTAGAAATGAGATTGATTACTTCTCGCATGAAGAGTTGAACAATTTCTATGGTCTAAAATCTGATGTAAGTAGACTGAAGGCTTACAGAACTGTACTAGATTACACGCTAAGCAGCAGCCTTAGCACAGTAGTATCTTACACAGAAAGTCTATACCCATCAGATATCAACATGTTTGACGATAGAGTTCGTAGAAGAACTAACTACTCGATCACAGATATCTGGGACGACGATAGAACAAAGCGTTCTGATACATACGGAGGTAAGGAAAACTCTCAGGGATTAGCTATACCTTCTGCCTCTACATGGCCGCTTGATGGGCACCTAAACTTTGCCTCCACTTCATCAGTTAGAATCGATGATGGTGCAGGCGAACTAATGAACTTCTACACTTCTTACTCAGGTAGTGTTGCTGGAGCATCAAAAATCAACGTAGGTGCGACTTACGCTTTACGTGTTGCTGCGGGCCGAGCAGGATCAAATGATGCATATGCTGGTGACGCCCTATGGGAAGCAGGTACACAATCAGGCAAGAAGCCATATGAAAACTACTCTACATATGCTGAAAAGATTGCTCTCGTAGGCAAAGATCACTCTATTGTTCCGGAGTTTAGAATAAGCGAACTCATAGAAACATATGTAGAAGATAATGAAGGCGATTTCTTAGCTGATATCGATAATGTCTTTAATCTAACTGGTGCAGCAATCAGTGACAGCTCTCAGACAAATTTTTACAAAACTTACTCAAACTCTGATTTCTTAAAATATTTCTCTGTTGTAGACGAGGATCTCAATGGTCAGCGCTCAGGAGATCTTAAGATTCAAAGAGATAAAGTATCACTTCGTTGCAACGCACTTCTTAAGTTCCTGCCATACAAAGGATTCTATCCTGCTGAACGTACTTTAGAGTTAGCAACGTTACTTTCGCAATCTTACTTTACAGATAAGTTAAATGTAGAAACGAATGACTATAGATTAGCTTCTAGAATAATAAGCCAACCACTTTTTGCCCCAGGCATTATGCATAACACGATCAAATCTGGAATCGCGGTTGGTAACTGGATTTTGACGAACACTTCTTCAGCAGGCTCGCTCCCAACCCCGGTTTATGAGACTGGTAGCGTTACAGTATTGCCTGAAGGAAATATAGAATTTAGAAGACTCTTGAACGTAAATACTACAACAACAGATGTCGCTAGAGGCTGGACGGCACAAAAACTTCCTTTCGAAGCGATATACAAGCCATCTGCATACTTCAATAGAGAGTATGTTACTGGCAGTCTGTTATACGATAAGTTTTACGAACTTGCTGCGGAGGCTGAAAGCCCAAGCATCAAGAATGATCACGGTCCTTTAAGTCCGGATTTAAGAGGTACAAAACTTTACGAGTTTGCCATTGATAACTTCTTGTGCGAAACAGTTGAGTTCTTCAACGACAGACTCACTTCGATAAGATCCAGAAGAGAAGACGAATTTGCTTCCGTCGTAAGCGGCAATGTATATCAAATGAAAATGAAGTTTTATCGCCCTCTTACTACCGGTTCTATTACTTCTGATCCAGAAGTCGATAGAGCCAAGTTTGATATGTACACGAGAGTATCGGCATTCGGGTGGCCTTTGGCGGCAGGGCCCTCTACCAACGTTGCCCGCCGTTCCTCGGGTAGCTTCTCTCACTTGACAAGTCCTGCGTATGCCGGAAAGGGCGAGGTTACATTTACTTATACAGCCCCTTCTAATGGTCAGCCTTCGTTAGACCAAATATTTGCAAACACAACATTAAGTTTCTCTAGAGATGAAACAGTTGCTCATATTCCCTCTTTATTGGCGCCGCCAGATTATGATCCAACGATGCAAATGGATAGTTGCTTTAACCTTTTGGATTTCTACACAGATGTTCCAGATAATACTGTTACACAAAAGAAGAGGTGGCTGATTCAATCTAAGTTTGAAACTCCAGTTCTAAACCTTGCTGGAGTTGACTTTACGACCCCACCAGCAACAACGGTAAGCGCTGGAACAAGCAGTGCCGATCAGATTTCTTTGAGAGGTCTATGGCATCAATATGGTTCCGTCCCAACAGCATCAGATGCTGGCTTCTTTGTAGCCATTGAAGATGCTAGTGGAGAATCGCTAGCAGACGTAGTCGGAATGCCTACAAATGCAACATTCAGAGTTGGCTCTGTAAAGAAGCAGAATCTTCTTGAAGAGGCTGTTGTCGCCGTTCCATTTAAGACTGTTAACAACAGAAGAAAGTTCTTCGGCATCAACGACAGCAACGCTGAATACGACAACATTAAGAGAAATCTTGAGAAGTATGTGTTCCCGCCAAAGTTTGACTTCCTAACAAACGATACGGTAGATCCAATCTTGATGTATGCATTTGAGTTCTCAGCAAAGGTCACGCAACAAGACATCGCAGATATGTGGCAAAACTTGCCACCTGATATTAATGAAAAGTTTGAGCAAAAAGAAGTTGTTATAGACGACAAGCAAGTTCTTGACTTATTAATCAACAACTCAGAAGATATTCAGTGGATGGTATTCAAGGTCAAGAAGCGCGCCAAGAAATCTTTCGAGAAGTACAGAAGGTCTTTGGTCACAGAAGATACAACCGCATTTGAAGATACAATAGGACCATACTCTTACAACTGGCCATACGATTACTTCTCTCTTGTAGAACTAGTTAAGATTGACGAAACGGTACAGTATGCGTCGGCTGACGTGGCGGGTGATGATTCATAATGGAATTTTTCAACAAAAAAGAAGAAGTTCTAGAAGTTAAGTTAACAAACTACGGTAAAGACAGATTGGCCGCTGGTCAACTTAATCCAACTTACTATGCTTTCTTCGATGACGACATTTTATATGATACAGCTGCTGCTGGATTTTCGGAAGATCAAAACAATGCTGAGGGAAGAATCCAAAGTGATACGCCGAAGTTAAAGTTGATCCCCACTAGAGAAGGCGCCGAGACAAGAGTCACAAGATTTATAAATCAAGTTTCATCATCTTTCAACGCCACCATCGGTGGACATACGTCAGATCCGGCAAACAATGTTTCGATATTTCAAGAACAGCCTTACGGAGATAAAGGCAAGTTAGATGCCTATCCGCTAGGAAGATCATCCTTAAATAAGACATATGCCCCAGCGTGGCAAATGCAAATACTTTCAAACCCGACTGCTTCTGTAGGTCAAAGTTTCTTGAACGAAGATGATTTTATACAGCCAATACCGCAAATCGATATAACTATTGATTATGAAACAACTTTTAAAGAAGGGCCTTTAACATCTGATTCAATCACGGGATATTTAGGAAGTTCAAATATATTTTTAGCTCTGAAAGAAAACTACTTAATGGTGGAGATAAAAGAAGAAAATACTCCATTTGAAAAAGAGAACTTTGAGATAGAAGTATTTCGTTCTGGCTCCGATGGACAGTACGTTCAGCTAAGCTTCACAGCCGAAAGCGAAACAGAGTTTGTAGCTTCTACCATCGATAATGTTGAGTTCTTTATGAATGTTTTGACTGATGCCGAGATTCCAAATGAGATTATCCGCGAACTCAACATCAATGAGGATGCGGTTGTAACAAGCGCAAGCAGAATCAAACTCAATAGAGATCTATACTCTACAGAAAACGAGGAGCCGTGCTAATGACTGTTTCACTAGGCCCATACCAGAGACCAATCCCGTTTGTTAATATACAAGACATTAGGCTTGACGAGAACGATCAAGGACAGTACCTTATAACTATTGGAGTTTCTAATGAAAAAGTTATTCCAAAAAGAACAAGACCTCGTGCATACACGTTTGGAAACTTTATTTATTTTTCATCCTCAAGGCAAGAGATAGACGCTTTATCCACATCGCAGAGATCCTTAATCCAAGCCATAAAAGATAATCCTCAGAGTAGATTTAAGCTTAAGCCAAATCCGTCTGAGTTTGTATTGAAGTCTAAGTCTGAAAAAAGTAACGATGTGTACAGTTATTTAAATCGCCAAAGAGTTATGATTCCTAAATCTCAACAGGTACACGTTTTAGTGTGCTCTTATGTCGAGAACAAGAACAACTTTACTATCGGAAATGTAATCAAAGAAACGTTGTTGTCCAATAACGTATCCACTATTGACGCCACTGTCTTCGTTTTGAACGAGACAGTTGAGAACTATGGTTCACAAGGAACTGTGTGGCCAGGGTCCGTACACGTCATCAACGATCAGTTTATGGCCGGCAACACACACATCGCCGCTGAACATCCAAACTTATCTCCTCAAACAGTTTTGAACGTAAGACTGAAAGACTTGAGAGTAATAAAAGCTGCGAATTCTCTCAACTATGATTTCATTAAAGATGAAAAGGCTTATTTTTCTCCGGTAACCTTATCGCGAGGTGCCTCTGGGAACGTTAACGGATCCTTTACATTTGACTTATTAGCTTTCTCTAAGAATAACTGCAAGTTTGGTCCCCTTATAAAGAATGATTCAACTTTGTTGGCGTCAGCTAATATTAAGGATATTATAGTTTTTCAAAAAATAAGTGGTCGGGATTACAGTGGGAATGCCCTTACTCCAGGCAAGAGTCAAAAATGTGGCCTTGCGGAAGCAAACTCATTTAAGAGAGTTGCAAGTTTAAATAACAATTGCTCGATTGTATCCAATACGACTGATAACATATCTGTAGTTGATATATTTTTCGTTGATGATACAACCAGAGAAGTTAACTCTGGTGCTGCCGAGTATATGGTTGAGATTGTTTTAGAAGACAATACAGAAAAGTTGCTAAAAGACTTGATCTTCCCAATCAAATCAGAACTTAGAAAAGTCAATAATGTTAAAGAGATACAAGATAGCTTAAGAGTTTTTAATACAATCATTGTAGATTACCTAACAGCAGTGCAAGCAATTTTTGGTTCTGAGCCATTTACAGTATTTTCACAAAGATTCTGGAGAAAGAACTTGCTTGCTCTTGTTAACAAGTTTAACCCCCAATACGATCAAGACAAAAATCTATTCATCACAACTATGAATAACTTTGTATCAAAAATTGAAAGATTGCTGCAAGCATACAAAACAAAGAGTGATAGTTTTGATGTAAACTCAATGATTTATATTTCTAGAAGAAACGGTAACTTAAGCGCCCGCCGAAACTTTAAAGACAAATACATCTTTACAGGAACAAGAGATTACGGGTTGGATATTTTAGATAGTAATGTTGTAATCTCGAATGCATCGGTTCCAAATATCTCATTTGATAACTACACTGCTAGAGCTACTAAGGAAGTAGAGAAGTTTCAAATAATCAACACAAACGCTGCCTCTCTAAATCCATTTGGATACTTGACGGCTCAGTCTGTTAACTTAACACCAAATCCTTTAAGGATTGACACCTCTAAGTTAAATGTCGATACCGCAGAAGCACTTCCGATTATTCAGAGCAAAACGCAAAAAAGAAGCGTTCTTGATGTTAACAAAAAGCAAAGTACCAACAGCAGAAAATCCAATGTTCTTAATGCTCTAAACATATCAGTAGTAAGAAATCCGGTACCGTTGAGAGAAGCCGCTAGACGGTCTAGAAGAATGGCCGTGGACATTATCGACTCAGCTAAGCTTTTATCAGAAACATCTGATTTCGTTTATGAAACTAAACCTTCTGACTTGGCTTCTGGCTCTAATCTCTCCACAGTTGAATCTGTTGCAAAGTCTAATGTTTTACAATCTCTTTTAGTGAACACTGTTATTGATAAGAGCGTCACAGAGTTCAATACTGTGACTAAGATTACACAAGTAGCAGAGTTGTCTGGGTCTCCAGCGCAACAAAAACTAAATGAAGATGGAGAAATCATCTCGGCAGGATCTGCGTTTTCGAACGCGGTTGATTTTAATTCCGTAACGCAGGTGCAATACCTAGATTCATACGATATAAAACAAGGCGTTTCAAAGCAAAATTGGAAACTTTTAACACCACAAAAAGTAGAAAGTTCGAAACAAGCATCAAAGCCTTTGATTTGCAAGTTGGTAAAGGTCTCAAGTGCTTTGGGGACACCGGATATTCTTGAGCTTGAGCCAATGACCAGTATGTTTGTTATCGGAAATGCTCAGACAACAAAGACCAACAAAACAACAAGGCAAGTGATTACGAGTGTTAGACAGGAAGTAGAAAAACAGTCTTCTAATATAGACTTGGATAATGTTGAGGTTCTATACGCTAAGAACATTCCGTTTATATCGCTAAATGTTACAGCCGCCAATAATGCAGAACTAGCTCCTGACACACAAAATAATCCTATTCAAAGGCTACTTAGAACAAGAACATCAGCGTTAGGCTATTAACACATGCAAGATAATAACTACAAAAACCAGTTACTTATTGTAAATCAAAATCTGGTAGGTATCAAAGATCGCGGAACTGTCAATAACAATGCAGTTGTTTCTGGTACAGTAATAACTTTCCATCCAATGGTTCGTGATAACTGGGGAACTTCTGACCCTCTACGAGGAGTTCTCGGGGCTTATTACACAAGATACAGAAGCAGCAAGGGTGAGGCTTTGTATGATTACTCTAACGCCCTAAGAGCGATAACAAATGGCTATGTACCACAGGATTTTGATCATGGCCCGGGAGGCATTGGTCCTCTTCGTAATCAGCTAGAAGGTGATGCCGGCTTTGGTACAAACATTATATTCCCGGTTTCTTTCTTTCCTACAACAGACGACAAAATACAGCTAGTGGGAGACCCTTTTGTATGGGACGATTATTCAACAGTAGCCGGTGGCCTAGGTAATGATTCACAATGGTTTCTGGGCAACTTTGACGAATACGTATTTGGATCTCTAAAAACGCCGGCAAGCCAACTATTAATCATAGAAGATATTGTAAATGAGAATACGGCAGTATATCAAGGGCTTTTTAACGATCAAAATATTGAGAATAGATCGTTTTCAGACCACACTTCTATACACTTCCTATTGTCTAGCGATCGTTCTTTGAGAGAGCGTTCGGGCGTCCTAACCAGTGTTGATTCAATTTACAATTATTACGTTAACTCTAATCCAGACTACGAAGACGTTATTGCTGATCCGAGAGTCGAAGAGTATTTGATTCCTAATGCTTACTATCTACAGCTTGAGTTACGGAACACAGCTTCGTTTCCTCTAGTTCCTTATCACGTTTCCGCAATCCAGTTTGGTGCATATGGTATTGCCGAGGCGGTTGTCCAAGCTCAAACGCCAACAGGGCCAGTGAATTGGTTCAATGTTGGCTCATTTGGATTAACAGAAAATAACATTGGCAGTTACTATAGTCTATATTCAGACGGTATGTCATCGCGTATATCAACCCTTGATCAAAATGCTAAAAACTATTTTCAAAATGTTAATGGCGATATAGCCATTTTGCATTCCGATATAGGTGTTTTGAATCTTGATTCGATTGAGCCCATGAGTATTCCATTCTTTAATAAAATAACGATTGGTCAAGATACGGAGGGTCTATCAAATTCTACATCCTTCTTGGGAAATATTCTTTCAAATCCGGATACATCTAACTATGTTGATATGCTTCAAGCCTTTGCTATTTTGAGCTACGATGGTACAAATCCGCCAGCGGCTCAATTTTCCACAAGATATAAGATTCTTAATAACGTAAATAACTTAAATGATTACACATTTGAATCAAACGATATTGGATTTCCAATATTATTTGATTTGGGAGATATGCTTTCATCGGGGATGGCGAATTCGGGCTTGTATCAAGAAATAATGTTGTTTTATCAGAACAAGTCTCCTGGCGGCATATCCTCCATTACTTCGAATGTAAAATTCTTAAGAGATTATTACGGAAGATCATTAGATGATCTTATGGGCGATGTCTCTTTTGATGCTGTACAGGCTTCAAACATCTATGATATCGCTCTAGCGCAATCTGATCTTAATAGCGAGGTCTTCAAGAGAAGTCTAAAGCAGATTTTTCAAAACAAAACTTGTCATTCTGAAACCCTTCTGTATGTTGTAGAAAAGTATCGCGTCGAGGATAATCAGTTAGTACAAAAGATCTTCATTTCTCCCAATATCGATGGGACAGGGCCCGACCTAACATACTACGACTCCCAGGTCAAATACAACACCAAATATCGATACGACTTCAAGAAGGTAGTTTTAGTTTTTGGTAATACATACACCTACCCTGATCGTAGCGGGTTTTCAGCCGGCTCGTCTGCGGCTAGTGCTAATGTAGAAAACATACAAAACACTCCATCCATAAAGGCTATTTTGGTTCCATACACAACAGACGGAATCGAAGTAGCTATTATAGATAGGCCACCAGTTTCTCCAAGCATATCTTTCTACCCAGTTAAGGGTGACGATACGAATGTAAAGATATTACTGAATGCAAGCACTGGTGATTATATGGATAGACCGATTCAGATATTGGATACTGACGCACAGTTTTATGAAGAAGAATACTTTGGGCAGACAGGAGTCAACAAATCATTTGAAGATATCCGCTCTGAGAATAGAAAGATTCAATTTAAGTCAGATGATCCGGTGGATAAGTACCAGTTGTTTAGAATTGGCAACATGCCTACTTCATATCGTGATTTTAATAACAACTTTGTTGAAGTGGATCCTGAGATTGGTGTCGCCGGTTATTATCAAGATAACCTCTTGCCAAATACAAAGTATTACTATTGTGCCCGCTCGTTGGATGTTCACAATAACATTTCTAATCCGACATATATTTTCGAAATCGAGATGGTCAATAATGATGGCCAGATTTTCTTAAGGCAGGATATATTTACTTTTGAGGCAGCAAAACCTGAAGTTGTAAAAAATGGAAGAAGATTTATTTATATAGAGCCAAGCTTCAATCAGGTTGCTTTAGAGAATCCACCGGATGCCCCAGCAAACGTCAACGTAGCTCCGGAAAACAACATTCTTGGCATTGCTGATCAGCAAGAATCTTGTTGGAATGAAACATTTAAGATCAGAGTGACAAGTAAGAAGACAGGTAAAAAGTTGGATCTAAATTTAACTTTTAAAAATTCAGGAGTTACAAATCCTAGCTAATAAGCAAAAATAAAACTATTTAAAGGAAGAGGATAATAATATGGGTTTCTTAGACAATTCTGGCGACATCATTTTGGACGCTGTACTAACCGACTTGGGTCGTAAAAGGCTGGCCGAAGGAAATGGTAGATTTAACATCTCAAAGTTTGCTTTAGGTGACGACGAGATTGACTACAGCTTGTACGATAAAAACAATTCTAGTGGCTCTGCTTACTACGACATTAACATCCTACAGACTCCTGTTTTGGAAGCCTTCACGAACAACATGTCCAGCATGAAGTCCAGACTTCTATCTTACTCTAGAAACGATCTTCTTTACTTACCAGTAATCCTCACTAACACAACAGCGGGTGGACAGCCATTTTATACCGGACTAAACTCCTATGTTGTATTAGTAGATCAAACAACCGTTAATACAGTCGCCGGCACAGGCACAAACGCACTTGCTGCTGGTATCTTAAATGGTTTTAGGCCATCTGAGGGAGCCAACTATGTTGAAGCTGATCAGGGCTTAGATACAACTGAGCTATCTTCTGATCAGACACTGGCTCAAGTAGACGATCAGCTAGTAGAGACACAATACTTTGTTCAGATAGATAATCGTTTAGGTCAGCTTCGTGCCGCTTCTGGAGAAGGTTCGTTTGCTCCTTCTTCAATCGATGACGATAATATCGCCACATACATCTTTAGTCGCGATGATGACTCTAGCGTTGTATCTGATGTTGCTGCTAATGCCGCTTCTATCATCAGAGGTCCGAGAGGCTCTAGAGTCCAGCTTAAGATTGCTTCCTCTTTGGATCTCAGAACGAGTACCTTCTTGTTTAATCAGCTTGGTTCAACAGGAACAACTGCTATTGGCGATTTGGCATCTGGAAATTATAAGTTTATTGATACAATAGTTAGAGTTTCTGGTGTTTCAACGGGATATACACTGGATGTCCCTGTTAGATTTGTAAAGCAAAACTAGTTAAATAAAAGGATTTTATAATGGCCACATCATTTAAAGAGTTAGAGAGCGGACGAGATTCCGTAGTAACAAGAAACCTACTTCACGAAGCAATCCCGATTACAGGCTCGATTGTTTCTGGAACATACGCAGATAACAACATTAAGAACTTTTCTCACGGTATCTTCCAGGCTGTGTACGATTACCCTTACTTGAGTTCTTCTGCTAATCATATTTTTGATTTAACAGTCGGATACTCTTCTGATTCACCTCGTTCTGGCTCGGGGAACACCCAGCAGGAAAAGAAGATTAACGTTTACAACGAACTAGCACAGGTCTTGGTCGGTTACGATGAGAACGGAGCAGTTCGTCGCTTCGATGAGGACGGCGATCTTACCGGTGGCACAAAGATTCGATCCGCTTACTTTGTTAACTTTGCACGTTTGCTTACAAAAGATGAGATCAAGAAAGGCTCCTTCACTTTAACTCTTGGTGTAGGAAGCACATACGCTTCTCCATTTGGCGCGAATACAATCGATTTGGTAGATTTTAGCGGCTCTAACGGATACAAGATCAACTCACCAGCCGGCGAGTACGGTGTTCTATATGCTACTGGTTCAGCGCTAGCCGGATCTGGCTATCAGAAAGCTGGCCTAATCTACTATCAGGCCGGCATCGCAGTTGTTACAGCATCCGTATTTGGTGGTCTTCTAACAACACCAGCGGTAATGGACGCAGCCGGAAATCTAATTAACGATATCTTGACTGGCTCAACTATTGCTTCTGGCTCTGATGCACTTCGCCATAGAGTTCAGAACATCTCATTTAACAACACGACAGAGTTAAACTCTACCATTTACTTCTGCCGTGCTAACAACACAGATTTCAACTACTCTTCAAACCCAACTTATCTTTCCTCAAGTAAGATGGTTGTTAAGACAAACTCACAGGATCTTCCAGTATCCTATGTATCAACTGTTGGTCTTTACTCCCCAGATAACGAGCTACTCGCAGTTGCTAAGTTGTCTGAGCCTCTTAAGAAAGATCCAAGCACTGAGTTTACAATCAGAGTAAGACTTGATTACTAAAGCGAATATGTGGTTATGTTATGCCTTACTACAAGTTTAAACGGAATGAAGTATATAACAATACTTTAAAGACTTATCCAAGCGTTAAATTTGTAGTTTATTCTGGCTCCGCATATTACAACAACACACCAAACATTTCTGGTGCTTTTGCCGATCCTATTCGTTTAACGGATGGCGGCAAAGTATCTTTATATGAGTTGAACATTGATAGAGTTAGTTCCTCAACAGGGCGCACTATTGGCGAAGTAAATGATAATGGCCTTATCTTTCCATTTGTTGTAAAGAACGGCACTCGCATAGATTTTAGAACTTCCACAGAAGCAGCGTTCAATAGTGCTAGTTACGGTGATGTTCTTGTTAGTTCGTACCCATACACATCAAGCATCGATAAAGAGTATTACAGCACAACAACCGCGAGAATAGGAACTGTTACATCACTAACAGATGGTTATGTTTCTCATCTTCGTGCTCTCAAGAACACCATCAATCACTATAACTATGTGAACCCGCACTTTGAATATTCTTCATCTCTATATCAAAGAGATTTTGATACGGATGAGGTTGGTTTGGTAAGTATCCCATCGGTATTCTATGGTTCACAGATTAAGAAAGGCTCTATCAATCTTGAATATTATTTCACAGGAACTTTGATCGGAAGAGCACAGGATACAAACAGAGACGGAGTTTTATATTCTACATACGGTGTGGGCTCTGGTAGTGCGATTGGGTTGGCTCTCTACAATGAAGGGTTCTTGATTTTAACAGGATCAGAAAGTCTAAACGGTAGCAGCGATGCTTACCTACCAGGGAACGATAGCCCAAAGTGGGTTTACTTTGCTCAGTCCATATCTGGTTCTATCAAGGCGCCAAATTCTTCTTACGTTATGCAGATGAGTGGCACCTCTTATACACAAACTCTCACTATGTTTGCAACAGCCCAGAAGGGCGATTTGAACCACTCAAACAATCCAACGTATACTCAATATTCAACGGGTAGTTATGCTGCTACTAGCTCGTATGCTTATTTGGAACTAACCAACAGACCAATCAAAAACATTGTTAGTTCTTCCTATCCCGACCCAACCGGCTCATTTGAAAAAACAACATACATCTCAAAGATCGGTATCTACGATGAAGATAAAAATCTTATCGGTATCGCCAAGGTCGCGACACCAGTAAAGAAAACCGTAGAGCGAGATTTCACATTTAAGATCAAGCTTGACATCTGATATTATTCGGATATGATTTTAGGACTTGACATCTCAACCAGTATTACTGGCTTAACAATATTAGACCCCGAAACTGGCGCCATTCTTTATTGCGATCATATTGATATGCGCAAAGAAAAAAACTTCTTTAAGAAGGCTGATATGATTGAAGATAAGTTAGAAAACATATCATATCGGTTTTACATAGGCAGGATCTATGTAGAGCAATCGCTTCAATCATTCCGCTCAGGATTCTCATCAGCACAAACGCTTTCGCTTTTATCAAAGATCAATGGTATAGTTTCTTGGCAATGTTATAAGATCTTTGGCTTACAACCTCAATATCTCGCAGCCATATCTGCCAGAAAGTTGGTCGGCATTCAAGTTCCCAAAGGTCAGAAAGCAAAAGAAGTCGTTATGAAGTTTGTTATTGACAACGTGGAAGACTTTAATGTAGAGTATACCCGTCACGGCAATCCAAAGCCCGGTTATGCTGACCGCGCCGACAGTTACGTGATAGCAAAAGCGGGGTATATAAATGATAGACAAGAAACTCAAAATCCTAACTAATGTTCTCGGAGCATCTTATCGCTCCAACAATGAGTTTCTTTTTTCCTGTCCTTACTGCAAACACCACAAACGCAAGTTCTCGGTAAACATAGACAAAGGCTATTACAAGTGCTGGGTCTGTGATACACGCGGTAAAAACATTTATCGTGTTATCCGACGCTTTGGAACAAACCACGACAAGTCTCAATGGCGTGACATCACAGGCACCGTTGATTATGAGAAGCTTGAAGATCTTTTTGCCGAGAAAGTAGAAGAAAAACAAATACTTGATATGCCCGAAGGTTTTGTATCTTTGGCGAATAAAGATATTCCACCTACCGGATTTGCTGCCCGAAACTATCTACGAAAGCGCGGCATCACAAAGCAAGATATTGTTTGGTGGAAGATGGGCTATTGTAGTAAAGGAGAGTATGAAAATCGCATTATCATTCCTTCGTTTGATGATGAAGGCGATTTGAACTACTTTGTTTCTCGGTCTTATGATAAGAAAGCTTACCCAAAGTATAAGAACCCGCCAGCAAGTAAGAACATTATATTCAACGATTTGTTTGTGGATTGGAGTTCGGACATTATATTGGTGGAGGGAGTCTTCGATGCTGTGGTTGCCGGTCGTAATTCTGTACCTCTTCTTGGATCCACACTAAATCAAAACTCTTCTCTTCTACAAAAGATTGTAAAAGAAGACGCAGGCGTTTATATCGCTTTGGATCCCGACGCAAGAAAGAAAGAGTTGGAAATCATCAAAACTTTGTTGGATTTTGATATTGAAGTTTGGAAAGTAAACATCGGAGAGAATGAAGATGTTGGGTCAATGACGAAGGGTAACTTCCAGAAATGTTTGGACAAAGCGACCCTTATTACATCAGACAACTATTTACTGTTGACGCTCGCTATGTCGGTGTAAAAGGAAACATAAAAATGAAACTTATAATGGAAAACTTTAAAAAGTTTATCAACGAAGAGGAAGACGCTATGCGCGGTGCTGATCGTCCTGGCGCCGGCATTGAAGATGTCCCCCAGCCAGAAGGTGAAGAGCCAATCGACGTTCTTATGGACGTGAAGGCACGCCTAGCAGGTATGAGTGAAGAAGAGTTGATGCAGTTAGCCGCAGACTTAGACGGAGGTATGGTTACAGCACTTCGCCACATTCTTTCTGATAAGATGTATGCTCCAACGGGCGAGTTTGATAGTCTTCCACAGATCGGTGATGATCCACGAGATCAAAGTCCTTTGGAAGAGATGCACGAAGGCTACGGCCCCGGCGGCGTCCGTGGGTCAAGCTACAGTGGGTTTCCTCCGGCTCAGGCCCGCGCCCTCGCTAAGCAGCTAGCTACCATGAGCAGTAGGAAATCACTTAGCTATGGAGATGAAGGAAAATTGAATGATTACCTGAGGCAGCAGAAATACAGCACTAGTAGAGAAGCCAAAGACGATATCATTAAATACTTGGTTGGAAATGGATTTGGATATCGCGCAGATTATACATAAGGACGAAAATCTAAAATAACACTTGACTAACTCTACCGTTGGTATATACTGACGGTAGAGTTTTTTTTATTGGGAGTAAAACTTGGGATACAAAATCGCGCACATCGCAGACACACACATCAAAAATCTAAAATATCATTACGAATACAAGAAAGTATTTGAGCAACTTTACGATACTCTTCGTAAAGAGAACGTAGATTACATTGTTCACTGCGGCGATATTGCCCATACAAAGACGCAGATTTCACCAGAGTTTGTTGAGTTATGCTCAGACTTCTTTGCTAATCTTGAGTCTATTGCGCCTACCTACATTATCTTGGGCAACCACGACGGCAACTTGAAGAACAGCAGCCGTCAGGACGCTCTGTCGCCCATTGTAAGCGCTTTGAACCTCCCTAACCTTCACCTACTCAAGAATGCCGGTGAAACCGTTCTAGAGCCCGATCTCGCGCTCAACGTGCTATCTGTATTTGATGAGGAGAACTGGGTTGCTCCAAGCGATCAATCACGCATCAATATTGCTTTGTATCACGGTGCTATTGGCGGCGTCTCAACTGACGTTGGTTGGGTAATGGATCACGGCGATCACGACATTGGCGTGTTTGCTGGTCACGATTATGCGATGCTTGGAGATATTCACAAGACCAACCAAATCCTTGATACAGAAGGTCGTGTGCGTTACGCAGGTTCAACCGTTCAACAAAACCACGGCGAAACCAATGATAAAGGATTCTTAACTTGGGAAATTCGTAGTAAAGATGACTTTACTGTCAAACATCACGTTCTCCTAAACCCCAAGCCTTTTGTTACACTTGAACTAACGCCAAAGGGTCGCATTCCAAAGGGCACAAGCATCCCTTCTGGTGCGCGCCTGCGTCTTGTAAGTAACAACAATCTGCCTCTGGACGTAATGCGCAAGGCAGTTGAGGTCGCAAAGTCTCGTTTCAAGCCGGAATCAATCTCGTTCTTGAACAGAGCAGCAGGCGAAAGAGGCGAGATTAGTCTTGGAAAGAACTTCAAGATTGAGAACTTACGAGATGTAGCAGTTCAGGAAGATCATATTCGCGAGTATCTACAAGATTACGAGCCTTCTAATACTATCTTACAGAAGGTTTACGAACTAAACCGTAAGTATAACTCTCACATTGAAGAGAACGAAGACATTGCGAGAAATGTAAATTGGAATATCAACCGCTTTGAATGGGACAACCTCTTCAACTACGGTGAAGACAATACACTTGATTTCACAAATCTCAACGGTATTGTCGGGATCTTTGGAAAGAACTATTCAGGCAAGTCATCTGTTATTGATGGAATGCTTTACACAATGTTCAATACCACCTCAAAGAACGAAAGAAAGAACTACAACATTATCAATCAAAACAAGAAAGATTGTAAGAGTTCTTTGGAGCTACAGATTGGTGAGAAGACCTATACCATTGAAAGAAAGTCAGAAAAGTATGTAAAGCGCCTCAAAGGTGTGGAAACAAATGAAGCAAGAACTTTCTTGGACTTTACACAGGACGGTGATTTAAGCCTCAACGGCACAACCCGTAACGAAACTGACGCTAATATTCGCAAGCAGTTCGGAACAGTTGAGGATTTCCTGCTAACTTCTATGGCTAGTCAGTTGGATTCTTTGAGTTTCATCAAGGAAGGCTCTACAAAGCGTAAGGAAATCCTTGCGAAGTTCTTGGACTTGGAGATCTTTGAAAAGAAGTTCAAGTTGGCAAAAGAAGATTCAGCAGATCTCAAAGCTGTTATTCGTCGTATCGGAGATGTAGATTACGACAAGGATATTGCTATTGCTGAGGTTCATCGAGACGAAGCACAAAAGAAACTTGAACTGGATAGTGCTACTTGCTCTATGCTTCGCCGGCGCCTTATAACGCACGAAGAAGATCACAAGAACCTAACAGAGCAGATTGATTCTATTCCGACAGAGCGACTAAACATCAAGAAGCTTCTTGAAAGAAGAGCACAACTAACTAAAAACATTGAGGATACAAAAGAAAACATCTCTGAACTCAAAGTTGAAATCTCCGAGTTTGATGCGACACTAAGTCGATATGATGATTTCCTAACGACAATCAACATTGAAGATTTGCTGGAAGAGAAAAAGCAATACGATGTTTTCAAGCGTCGTTATGATGAGACAGTCAATCGTGCTCGCATAATGGATAACGACTACAAGACCATATCCAAGAAGCTTACTTTGCTTGATGAGGTTCCTTGTGGGAACTCTTATGTTTCATCTTGTAAGTTTATCTCGGATGCTCACAATGCCTCTGTTGAGATGCCTGTTCTTGAAAAGGCTATCATTGAAAAGATTGAGGAAGCAAAAGGCTACAAAGAAAAGATTGTATCTGTTGATTCAGCAGCGATGGTTGAGTTGATTGATAGTTACAACGAAACCATTATCTCAAAGAACAACATTGAGATTGAGAAGCGCGATAACAAAGTTTCTATTGAGAAGTTGTTTGCGAAGATCAAGACGCTAACAGCCGATCTTAGCGAGACCAATGATAAGATCGCCTTATACGAAGATAACAAAGAAGCAATCCAGAACATAGAAAATCTCATTTCTTCCCGAGATGAGATTGAAAAGAAGATTGCCGACACAAAGAAAGAGATTGAATCTTACGAGGCAATATTATCAACTCATAACAGAACAATCGGTTCGCTTGAACAAAAGGTAGAAACTTTGGTAGAGAAAAAGCAAGAGTTGCTTGATATTCGTGCCGAGTTCGCTGCTTACGATTTGTTTATGCGTTGTATGCACTCTAACGGCATTGCTTATGATATTATTAAAAAACGACTTCCGGTCATCAATGAAGAAATCGCAAAAACCATTTCCAATATTGTTGACTTTGAGGTATTCTTTAGAGAGGATGGAAACAAATTAGATGTTCTTATTAAGCACCCTAACTACGAAGCCCGACCTATTGAGATGGGTTCAGGCGCTGAAAAGACGCTTGCGTCGATGGGCATACGTTTGGCTTTACTCTCTGTGTCTTCGCTACCAAAAGGTAATATCTTTATTTTAGACGAGCCTGGAACGGCTTTGGACGCAGAGAATATGGAAGGCTTTATACGAATGCTTGATCTAGTTAAAACGTACTTTAAGACAGTTATTCTTATTTCTCACTTGGATTCTCTAAAAGACATTGTTGATATGGAGATTACGATCGAAAAGAACAACGGATACGCGAGGATTAGCCAATGAACGCAGCATTTTGGGAAGCACTTTTAAACGGTCTGATCTTTAAGAAAAAGAAGAGTTAGGGTTTCTACGGCCATTTGTAAACTTGCTTGAAGTATTGATCCATAACTCTTTCTTTCCGTTCATCAGAAGAGGTATACCATACCCACACAAATAATTGGCCAATACGAGAGATACGACCCATCGTAAGTTTTATATCTTCTTCGATCCAGCTGATCTGCTTTTCATCGATATCCCCAGGCGATATTCCGAGATCAATAGCAATAGAATAAAGAACATACCAGTTCTCACGCTCATATGCTTCTTTTGCTTTCTTGAACATTCCTTCTCTTCTCTCGACTTGTGCTTGCGAGAAGCCAGAAGCGATTAGTTTATCCGGATGTGTCTCGCTAGCAATCTTGCGATAAAGTTTTTTGATTACTTTAGATTTGTCGTCGTCATCATCGTTGTCTTCAATCTCATCGGGATTAAGATAGAACTCTTCACCAGTCTGACCATCTACAAAGGTTTCTTTGTTTTTAACAAGACTTCTTTGCTCTTCTTGCTCCTCTGCTTCAGCCTCTAATCGCTTTTTACTTTCTTTCTCGGCTTCCTCTAGCAGTTGCTTTGCTTTTTCATCATTTAATTTATGAAGATGTCGCGTCCAATATTTTCTTTGACGCCGAGACATATTATTGATTCTGTCTAAAAATGCTTCGTTAAAATCAACTTTTGCCTCAAATACTAACTCTTCGTGATACTCCAAATCTGCGTGTACAAACTCGGCTTTCTTTAGCATTTTCTTGAATTTAAGTTCGGTGCGTTTAGACATAGTAATCTGCGAACCTATTTATAGTGGGAGTAAACAAATGACTGAACAAGTACAACACGTAGTAGATAGGACACTAGACAAGATAGTGTCCAGAAAGTTATTGGCTTGGGTAACTGCCACTGGACTGCTAATGTTTTCTGACCTACAATCATCTGACTGGGTTATAATCACAACTGTATATATCGGTGGTCAAACTGTTATTGACGCCGTTACAAAGTTGAAAGGATTTGGAGACCGATGAAGCTTAAATTGTTTTTGAAACAAGCTTGGCTTTGGGCTAAGAAGTTCTGGTGGGCAATCATTATTGTTCTATTGCTTACCGGCGCAGGATTGATTTCTGCTCTTATGCGCAACGGAGTGTTGTTGGCGCGAGTTATGGATCTTCTTCAAGCAAAAAGAGATCAACACGATCAAGAAATGGAAACACTCTCGCATATTCATAATACGGAAATAGATGAGAAGAACCGGCGCCTCGAACAACATCTTCAAGAGAAAGATGATATTCAAAGAAAGTTTGAAGAAGAAGCCGACAAGCTCGATAAGGCAAAAGAAGAAGAACTTAAAAAGCTTGTAGATGAAAGTTATAATAATCCAGAGAAGCTGGCTAAGGACATAGCCGACGCTTTCGGATTAGAAAATGGTTAAAAGATTATTACTTTTTTATTTGGTTCTTTGTTTATCGGTTCCAAACGTAGCATATGCCCAAGACAACACTGTTCTTTCAGTGAAGAAAGGCGATCTTGTTCCTTTTGATGGTGTCCTACTGTCTTTGGACGCTGCGGCAAAGGTCTTGAACGACAAGAGATTTACAGACGAAGAGTGCGATCTGCGTTTAGAGTATCAGCTAAACCTTCTAAAAGAAAACTATGAGCTACAACTTGATTTTAAAGATATTGAGATTACATCTTGGAAAGATAGATACGAGTCAATGATGATATTGAAGACAGCAGAGAACGATCGTCTTATGGAGTTGGTTACAAAGCAGAAGCCAAGCCAGGGCCCACTATGGGTTGCGTTAGGGTTTGGTGTTGGCACTCTTACTTCATTAGGTATCTTTGCTTTATCTACGGAGATTGTAAAACAATGAGCGATAAGCAAGATTATATCGTTAAGTTAGAAAAAGCTATTTCACAAAAGTATGGCGAGGAAGCAACACACAATCCAAGACGATTTTGGGACGAGGACAAAGAAAAAGAATATATCCAACAGTCTCAGTTAGAACAGCAGAAGTTTGCGAAGAATGCTGAATCTCAAGACAAAATAGAAGCAGACGGATTTTTAATAAACAAAAAACTACTTAATAGAGATCATAATAGGACTTGTCCTGTTTGTTCCAAATATTCTTTTCATCCTCGGGATGATTTGTATATGAATAAGTTTGAAGCTTGCTTTAAATGTTACATTCAATACATTGAAGGTGGAAGAGAAGAAAGATGGAAAAACGGATGGAGACCAAACAAGGAACAATAAGATGGCATCAGTATACGACATTGTAAAAGGAATCAGCCAAGCGGCTGCAAATGCTTATGACGGAGCGCACGACGCAACTCTAGCTGCTGACGATAAAGAGCGCAAAGCTGGGCTTAAGAGAGAAGACGGCCACTACATTCACGACCGTCGTGTGATGGATGGTTTTGGTGTCAAGTTCCACGGTCCGATTCTTCGTATTACTTACCAAGCAGAGACAAGACTTAAAGAAGTCCAAGACAAAGGCTTTGAAGGCGAGATTGAGCAGCGTCTGCAGGACATTGCTAACTTCCTAAAGAAAGAATACAAAGCCGTCACGGGTGATACACTAACCTTAACAAAAGAAGGTGAGCCACACGTTCTCGTTCAGCGCATTTCCAACTATCGCACTGATACACAGGCTCATTGTGATTATCGTATCGGCGGTTTAACTGACGTTGTTGAGGTTAACGGTGGCTCTGACGAAGAGCGCGTTGATAAAGCAGTCAGAGATTTTCTTGCACTAGGGAGAGACAAAGCCAAAAAGCCTTCAAATGTGAAGGTCTAATATGGCTGCGCTTACAAAGCAAGAGATACTAAAAGAGATTGTTAAAGCCGGCAAAGATCCGGTTTACTTTACAACAAACTACTGTCGCATCTCACACCCGCAAAAAGGTTTAATTCCTTTCAAAGCATTCGAATATCAGCAGGATCTTTTAAAAGACTTCCGCGATTATCGTTTTAATATTATTCTAAAAGCCCGACAGTTGGGCATTTCTACTATTAGTGCTGCGTATGTGGCGTGGCTGATGTTGTTTCACAAAGACAAAAACATCCTTGTTGTTGCTACCAAGCTACAAACTGCCACAAACTTGGTTAAAAAAGTTAAGTCTATCATCAAGAACCTGCCGCAATGGATGCAGATTTCTGATATTACAGTAGATAACAGAACATCCTTTGAACTTTCTAACGGTTCGCAGATTAAAGGCTCATCAACATCTGGCGATGCTGGTCGTTCCGAGGCACTTTCGCTTCTAATCATCGATGAGGCTGCTCACGTTGAGAAGTTAGAAGATCTATGGACTGCGCTTTACCCCACACTATCCACAGGTGGTCGTTGTATTGCGCTATCAACTCCCAACGGTGTAGGTAACTGGTTCCACCAAAACTGTGTTGAAGCAGAAGCAGGCTTAAATGACTTTCATATGACGACCCTTATGTGGGACGTTCATCCAGAGCGAGACAAGAAATGGTTCGAGAAAGAAACCAGAAACATGTCCAAGCGCCAGATCGCTCAGGAGTTAGAATGTAACTTCAACGTTTCTGGTGAAACTGTTATCCACCCAGATGATCTACAATGGTATTTGGAAAAAGCTTGCACACCAGAGTACCGCACTGGCTTTGATAGAAACTATTGGATCTGGAAACAATACAACCCAGAAAACCATTATTTGATTGTTGCCGACGTTGCTCGTGGCGACGGTAAAGATAACAGCGCTTTTCACATTATAGAACTTGCAAACCTTGAACAGGTAGCTGAATATGTCGGCAAACCAACACCAGACGACTTTGCAGACATTCTTTCTAATGTGGCAGCTGAATACGGCAACCCTATGTTGGTGATAGAAAACAATAATATTGGCTTTGCTGTTCTTAAAAAGTTGATCGATAAAGGGTATCCTAATCTCTACTACACAACAAAGGGTGATCACCAATATGTTGATCCTCTAACCGCACAATGGCAATCAAACGTAATACCCGGTTTTACAACTTCTTCCAAAACAAGACCTTTGATCGTTGCGAAAATGGAAGAGTTTATGAGAAATAAACTAATTACGATTAACTCAAATCGTTTGCTTTCCGAAATGAAAACATTTATTTGGCATCACGGAAGACCGCAAGCAATGAGAAGTTATAACGACGATCTAACAATGTCGTTCGCTATTGGATGCTGGGTAAGAGACACCGTGATTGTAGAAAGTCAAAAGAACGTAGAGTACAGCAAATCTTTCTTGTCTGCTATCAGCACGGCAAAAACATCTATTTCTACAACGATCCCTGGTATGCAGGGGCACAAGATGACGAAAGAAACCGAGCGTGTTGAAAAGGCGAAAGAGCTTCAATACCAATATATAGGATTACTAAAAGGCTAGGATAGAAAATGGCTAAGAACAAGAACAACCCAAGAAATCCGGCATCGCCGTTATTCAAAAGACTAACCAGACTTCTATCTGGCCCAGTTGTAAACTATCGTACACAAGTTGCGAGACAAGAAAGAAGAGCAGATCTAGATAAGTATCGTTATCGTTTCCGTTCTATGTCTGGTCAGGAGTTCAAGAGACACGATTCTAACATGTCTCAGAACTACAACCTTTACACATCAGCCGCATTCCGTAACCAAAACAGAGCAGAGCGTTACATTGACTTTGAGCAAATGGAATACATGCCCGAGATTGCTACAGCGTTAGACATCTATGCCGATGAGATGACGACATCAAACGAGTATGATCGTCTTCTAAACATTGATTGTCTTAACCACGAAATCAAGACTATCCTTGAGTCTTTATTCTACGACGTTCTAAACATTGAGTTTAACTGCTTTGGTTGGGCGCGTTCAATGTGTAAGTATGGCGACTTCTTCCTTTATATGGACATCGATGAGAAGCTAGGTATTACATCTCTTATTGGTATGCCTAACAACGAAGTAGAGCGCCTTGAAGGTCAGGACCAAACAAACCCTAACTATGTTCAGTATCAGTGGAACGGTGCTGGTATGACCTTTGAGAACTGGCAGGTTGCGCACTTTCGCATTTTAGGCAACGATCGTTATTCACCATACGGTACATCCGTTCTAGACCCAGCCCGCCGCATTTGGCGACAGCTAACACTTCTAGAAGATGCGATGATTGCTTATCGCGTTGTTCGTGCGCCAGAGCGCCGAGTATTCAAGATTGACGTAGGCAACATTCCGCCACAAGACATTCCACAATATATGGAAAAAGTCAAGTCAGAAATGAAGCGCAACTCTCTTGTAAATTCTACAACTGGTCGTGTGGATCTTCGCTACAATCCGCTATCACTTGAAGAAGATTACTTTATTCCGATGCGTGGTGGCGTTGGATCGGAGATTACATCGCTCCCTGGCGCCAAGTCTTTGGACGACATTGAGGATGTTAAGTATCTTCGTGATAAGTTGTTCGCAGCAATCAAGATCCCACAGTCTTATCTAACCAACCTTGAAGGCGGGACAGAAGATAAGACTACTCTAGCACAGAAGGATATTCGTTTCGCAAGAACTATTCACAGACTTCAAAGATCGTTGGTTTCCGAATTGGAGAAGATGGCGATAGTTCATCTTTACACATTAGGTTTCAGAGGTCAAGATCTTTTGGGCTTCAAGATTACACTAAATAACCCTTCGCGTCTTGCGGAGCTACAGCAGCTTGAATACATGAAGACAAAGTTCGAGACTGCTACATCAGTTCCAGAAGGCACGTTTTCAAAGCGTTGGGTTGCTTCCAACATTCTTGGAATGTCTGATTCCGAGTTCCTTCGTAATCAGCGCGAAACTTTCTATGATCGCAAATACCAGCAGTCTCTTGAGTCAGTTGTTGACGAAGGCGCTGAGCTTGGTGGCGAAGAAGGCGGGGGCCTCGGAGGAGATCTCGGCGGTGATTTGGGCGGCGATCTTGGTGGAGACCTTGAAGGCGATCTTGGCGGTGACATCGATCTCGGTGGTGACGAAGGTGGCGCAGAGGCAGGAGGCGGCGAAGAAGACGTTTTATTAGCAACCCCGGGTCGTAGGGAAGATAATCCTACAAGACACGAGGGAGCGGCTTACAAGCCTGTTGATGTCGATAAAAGAAAAGGCTCTTCAACAAGACACTCACAGGGTCCGATGAGACGCGAAATCAAGCGAATGGTTCGCGGACCAGAGATGGGAACAACCTCCAGAACTGTCCATCCAGGCAAGCTTGGTATGCCTGATTTCAGATCGCTTGTTGGTCTGGAAGAGAAAGTTCAGCCTACTTATAATAGAGACGAAAGAACTCTTTTCGAGAACACCAATAAAGTTCGTATGTTAGTAGAACAAATGGAGAGCAAAGAGGAAGAGAAAAATGAAGCATAATAAAAAAAGAAACACAGCCTTTATTTATGAAACGCTAACAAGAGAACTAACAAAGGCTATCGTTGATAAGGACAACAACAGAAAAGCAACTGTTCTTGCAATTATCAAAGAAGGATTTGGTGGCGACTCAACATTAGCAAAAGAACTCTCTCTTTACAAGACTTTGCTTGAGACAAAAAACATCCAACCTAAACTTGCTGAGAGAATGCTTCAAGAAACAAAGTTTGCTTACTCAAAGTTGGATTCCTCCGAAGTTTTTGATGCACAGTCTCGAATGATTGCTGCGATCAATAAACAGCTAGGTCAGGACGTTTGGTCTAACTTTGTTCCAAACTTTAAGTCTCTTGCTTCCGTAAATGCTATTTTTAGTACAAAGACGCCAGTAAAAAGCAAGGTGCTTTTTGAGCAGGCAATCGTAGATTCAATGAGTGCCGAACAGCCTCTTACCGAGTCTAACAAAATGGAGTCTTTGGACAACCTAACTTACAACTCTTTTATCAAGAAGTTTAACGACAAATACACTAACCTTCTAAAAGAGCAAAAAGATCTTCTCAACCAATACATCACAAGCTTTGCAGATGACGGGTTCGAACTTCGTATTTACTTGAACGAAGAATTGGAAAGGCTTAAAAGCTTAATTAGTGACGCGAGTCAAAATACAGTTGAGCCTCTCATTTCGCAAAAGCTAGATGAAGTATCCGAGTATCTTGAAGGATTCCGCAAGCGTGAGTTTGGGGACAACGATCTAAACAAGATTCTTAAGACACAAGAGCTTGTTCAGGAACTAACACAAAATGATTAAAATCAAAGTCGGTGGTCCGCAAGCTACAGTAGAACTCAAAGCCCGCAAGGCTTTGGATGGTTCGCTTCTTATTATGGATCACAACAAGATTGATATTGCTGTTATGCCTAAGCAAATGAAAGTTACAACTGTTCCAAAGTCAACTATATCAGACGATGTATACGATTATCAAGATCGTCTTTTAGAGTTGCTTGCGGACAAAGGCATTGTTGATCGTTCTTCAATCCAAGGCGGAAACGTATTCCGTTCCTTGGAGGGAAAGATCTATGCCAATGATGAGATCAATCCTCTACAAGCAGCTACATTTGTGATCGCAGAGTTTATTCATTACGAAGCAGAGCACGAGCAGATTGCTGATCAGTATGAAAAAGAGTTGGAGGATATGTACACACATCCATCCGACCGCGACTCCACCGAATACGGCGAGGTCCCACAGTATGCCGAGAAGGGCTCTATGCGTCCTGGCTACTACTATTACCCACTAAGAAACAGGTATTAGATTGCAACTGCTACATTTTGTCCTTGCCGCTTACGGCATGACATTCATTATTGTTCACGGACATATCTTCAATAAAATACGACCAGCCTGCTCTGCTTGGGGCGGCTTTGGTCGTTTATTTCACTGTTGTCTATGTATGGGATTTTGGGTTGGAGTTTTTCTCTGGGGCGTAAGTCCATATACAGAACTATTTAATTTTGATCGTACACTTGCAGATGCTTTTATTTGTGGGTGTATTAGCGCTGGAACATCATACATTTTAAGTATGGTAGTAAATGATTACGGGATCAACTTGATCCACAAAGGAGGTGAATCATGAAAAAGTGGCAAATCCAGCCTGTACGCCGCTGCTGCTCCGGTAGCTGAATTTATGTGGGGGTGAAAGCCCCCACGTTAAATCTTTTTTTGAGAGAACAACAATGGCTAAACTACTACGAGAATTTTATGAACTATGTGAAGGTGGCGTCTGCCAAGACCTTCTAACCGAATCTGAAAAGCAGTTTGTTCGCGACGGCGGAATGATGCTAACAGGCAAGCTACAAGAAGCAGAGGTTCAGAACGGAAACGGACGTGTATATCCTCGCTCTGTATTAGAAAGAGAAGTTAAGCGATACGCAAAGGTCGTTGAGGACCGCCGTGCTCTTGGCGAGTTAGATCACCCAGATTCTTCTATTATTAATTTAGCCAACGTGTCCCATATGATTACAGAGGTTTGGATGGACGGGCCAGCCGTAATGGGCAAATGTAAAGTTCTCGACACTCCATCCGGCCAGATTCTACGTGCCCTTGTAGATTCGGGTGTTAAGATTGGCATTTCTTCCCGTGGTATGGGATCTGTAAGCGAGAGAATGGGTAAGACCATCGTGGAAGATGATTTTCAGTTGATTTGTTTTGACATTGTTTCAGAGCCATCAACACCAAATGCTTTTATGGCTCTGTCCGAGGGGAAACTCGTAAATGAGCAAATTGAAAAAAATAATAAGATTATTACTCTTATGAATGAAATTATTGGAGATTAAAAAATGAAAATTTCAGAAGTAAGATTAAAAGAAATCATTAAAGAAGAAATTGATGCCGCCGTAGAGGAAGGCTTGCTAGATAGACTTAAAGCTCGTGCTGCTAGCGCCAAAGGGAAAGCAGCCAGCGCTGCATCCAAATTGGGCGCTAAAGCTGCCGGCGCACTTGGAGCCTCCAGCGCCGCCGCTGAACTTGAGCGTGCAGCTGCAGCGAGAAAAGGTGCCGCTCAAGACAGAGAAGTGGAGGTGTTGAGAAACTCACTAGGCAAAAGAATAAAAAGGGTTCAAGCTCGATTTCAAAAAGAATTAGAAGCTGCTCTTGTTGACGCCACGAAGCTAGGATTGGATGATAGTAGGGCTGAACAAATAGTTTATGGTGATCTCAACAAAGTAAATCAGGCTCTTAAGCAGGCTGCTGAAACATTGGCTGCAGAGGAATAAATGAAAAAGTCGGAGTTCAAAAAACTAATCAAGCCTATTGTTCAAGAGTGTATTAAAGAGTCGCTTCTTGAAGACGGTTTGATTTCCGGCATTATTGCCGAGGTTGTCAAGGGGATGTCTTCACAAACTATTGTTGAGACAAAAACACCACAACCAAAAGTAGATCCTGTTATGGAAAGAATGAAAGCAAATGCTTTCAACAAAGAACAGTCCGGCAAACTTCAAGAGCATAAGAAAAAGCTTATGGCTGCTATTGGCGGTTCAGCTTACAACGGTGTTGATTTGTTTGAAGGAACAACTCCAGCACCAGCACAAGCGTCCCCAACTGCACAGGCTTCTCCAATGTCCGGACAAAGCCCAAGTGATCCAGGCGTAGATATCTCTAGTCTCTTCGGAGCAGTAGGCAGAAACTGGAACGCTCATATGAACGAAATGAAAGAAAGAGAGTAATAAAATGGCTGTTAACCTTGAGGTAGTCAAAAGACGCGGCGAGTCAGATGAGAAACTAATTCGTCGTTTTAATCGTAAATGCAAAAAACAAAAGATTGTTGAAGAGTACAGAGAAAAAACTGATTACTATGTTAAGCCTTCTATCACAAAGCGCCTGAAAAGACAGCAGGCTATTCGCGAGCAACAGAAGCGCGTGAGAAAAGAACAAGATAATTTGTTTAGGTAATCTTGTTTTACTTTACTATTTAATAACGGAGAAATATAAATGTCAACTTACAACTACAAACCCGGACTAGGCAATGCCGCTTCTTATCAGGTATCTGGTATACCTTACGTAACAGGTGGAATTGATCTATCTGCTGGGGGCGTAACGTCTATAGACTTTCCATCCGTAACAAGTTGGATTGTTGTTAGCGTGGGTGATAACAACACCTGTAATGTTGGCTTTTCCTCATTGGGTGCTCAAAACGAGAACTACTTAAAGATTACCGGCAATACTGTAAGCCCAAGGTTTGAAATTAAAGCAACTCAGTTACATCTGTCGGGAACCTCAGCCGATGTTTCAGTAATGGCTGGCTTGACGTATATTTCTAAAGCAGATATTAACAACGCTGCGGTTTCACCTTCTGGCTCTAACTGGTCTGGCTCTCTAGCAGCTCTTGTGGGGTAATAACCCATGTCTGATCCAAAGAACAAATGGACGCAACCTGATGCGCCACCCCCGCCAATGTTCTTTGGCCAAAAAGAGCGTGACCTTGTAAAACAAGTTAATGATGAGTTAGCTGAAAGAGTTGTTGGACAAACAGTTGCTTACTATCCTATAAGCGTTGAGCACTCTAATTTTAATGAAACATATGGAGAAGCAATAGACAAAGTTACGCTTCCGCCTGTTCGTGTGTTTGCTTACGTTGTTGTAGAGAATGAGCAAACAAACCAAAAGTATGGATACGAATACCAATCTAAACTAACAGTTAATTTTCATCGCCGCCGCCTAACAGAAGATCAAGATCTTTTTGTTCGTGCTGGTGATTTTATTCAGTATGGTGATTTGTTTTACGAGATTGTAAAAACGTATAACGACACAAGATATTACTTTGGTCAAGTAGATCACAAGTTTCAGATAAGCGCCGAATGTGTAAGAGCGCGAGAAGGAACTTTTAGAGTTATTGATAGTGTTGATAGATAAATCATCTAAGCCCAGACAGACTTGCTTTGAGTTTTTGACTTTGACCAACTATTTATGAAAGCAGGAGAGATTTAAATATGTCATGGGTATTTGGACCGGGAGGCGGTGGCACCCCCGGAGGCGCAAATGGAGATATACAGTTCAATAACAATGGGTCGTTTAGTGGCTCAAACTTATTAACCACAGATGGTTCGGGATCCTTATCGGCATCTACCCACGTTTCAGCCTCAACCTTTTACGGCGATGGCTCTAACCTAACTGGCGTTACAGCATCAGCAGTTCAGGTTGCTAATGGTCCTCAGTATTCTTTACAGTTTAGATATGACTCTCCTGTATCTGGTGATTTAAGTGGGTCTAGTGATTTACTTTGGGATCCAGCAACAAGTGATGTTCTTATATCAGGCAACGTTCGTCTTGAGAACGGTAAAGAATTCTACGGCGACTTGGAAGGTGCTATCTTATTTCCTGCCAAAGTTGATGAAGTTGGCGGTATTGGAAAAGGCAAAGTCGTATACATCAAAGGAATATCGGGAACAACGCCAACCATTGGTCTTGCTGCTTGCGATAACCCTGCTACGATGCCTGCTTTTGGGTTGTGCGTAGCTTCGGCCAGCAATAATGCCAACACTCAAGTTGCAACCTTTGGTTCTCTTGATGGCTTGAATCTAAACAACATATCCCCCGGACATTCATTCTCGGCAGGTGATATTCTTTATGTGAACACAGGCTCTGGTGGAACAGCAGGAACATTCACCAACATTAAGCCAACAGGCTCTAACAACCTACTACAAAACATTGGCAAGGTTGTTCGCAATGGTGTTAGCTCTAATGGGCAAATCAAAGTTGGTGGTGCAGGTAGAACAAATGATACTCCCAACTTGGATAAAGGATATATATTTGTCGGCAACGAAACAGACCAAGCAATCCAAGATAACACAATCTTTGTTTCAGCCTCGGCTAATAGAGTTGGCATTAACGTATCAACAAATCTTTCAGCAGCCCTTCACGTTTCTGCTTCTTCTGTTCACGGCGGTGAGTCCGCACGCTTTGAAGGCGAAGTTGTTATTACAAGCCCAGAAGGCAAATTACAAGTTCGAGATACAACAAACAATTATCAGGTATCTTTGGCGCCAGCATTTATTCCTAGAGTTGCCTTCGGAACTACCTCAAATGAATTGCAATATATGTATATTGATGGCGGTAACACAAATAGAATTGCTTCACTTAATGATTTTTATATTGCAACTGCATCAGTCAACGGCGTGAACTTTGGTAAAGGTTTTTATTATGATATTTCAGAAGAAAGATTTGGTATTCATACCAAGACTCCTACGCACGACTTTACAGTTAATGGCGATCTTTCTGTATCATCCTCAGCCAGTGGGTCTATCAATATTGGCGAAGGAATAAGCTATGTATTTGATGGAGTTAATCGTTTTGATGTATTTGAAAATGAATTTAGGATAAACAAGACCAATTTCTATCAAGGTGTCTCTGGAGAACAGACAAGCAACTTTAATATTCGCGATGCACAAGTGTTTCTTGTTGACACCAACAGTTCGGTTGTCACCGGTACACTTCCTGGCGTGAACTCTTCAGATGATTATGGTGTTACATTTATTATTAAGGACTCTGGCGGAAACGCTGGTACAAACGATATTGTCATTGAGCCATCTGGCTCACAAAATATTGATGGCGGTACCGCTGCTAAGATAACGACAAACTATGGAGCTATGACTGTGGTTGCTATTTCGTCTTCAACAAACGGTCTCGGCTGGGCAATTGTTTCGGCAACATAAAAGGATTGTAAAATGGGATTAGTATTAGAAAATGGTTTCTGGCAACTACAGGCAGACGGCAGCAATGTCAAAACTGTTGCACAGACCTTGTCCCCCTCATCTGGAACTCCTTCCAGTATTGCAGATGGTGCTACATTAGATGCTGGGATGCTAAATGGGTGGGTTGTTAAAGATCCAAATGGGGTCTTTAACGCAGTAACAGATGATGGTACCACATGTAATATTAAATTTGATCAGGGGGGCGGCGGAACGTTAACGCCTTCTAATGGCAGTGCCTTTGTAACTAATGGACTAATTCAATACCCCAATCTTCTTATGGGGGATTTTGATTTCGCTATATACACCGATAACCCGGGAAGTGTTGCGAGTGTAAATACAGAGATAGATATAATGGCCGGTGGTGGTAACGCGGTTAACGAAGCACACTGGTTAGGTCATAGGTACGGAAGATGGAACGCATCGCTCGCCAAATACTATGGGATGGGTGCTTTCGGATCCCAGGCCCTTGTTCACAACGGAACTTCAAATTTATCCAGAACCACAGCAAGATGGATTGGTATTAAGCGTGTGAGCCAGACAGTTTCGTTTCGTGAAGGCGGCACAGCCGAAACGCCAAGTTGGACCGACACCGACAAGCAATGGGACGCCGCCGGCGGTGCCGTCCGAATCGCAATATCATTTTTTGCTGGCTCCGCAACTGAGGAAACTTACAGGCTTTATAAAGTTATTCTCAATGGCTCTGAGTACACGGCTACTCCATAATTAAACTTTTCATACTGTATAAGCGAGTACCTTAACTTTACGCTTCTTAAATAAAACAGTTTTCGTCATTTAGAAAAATAAAACACTATTTATTTTTGACGAGCTATCGTGTTTGGAGTTAATTTTTATGTCTTCACTATTAGAAGAGGCGATCGTGGACGCCAAAGCCCTTAAGGAAGCAGCATTGAAGAATGCTGAGAATGTTGTATTGGAAAAGTATTCGGGCGAAGTTAAGAAAGCCTTAGATACTTTACTAGAGCAAGAAGAACTAGAAGAGGGTGGCGAAGACGAGACTCTTACAGAGTTCACAGACGATGTTCCTTACGCATTTCAGAACGAAGAGTTAGATGCTTTAGAAGAAGACGAAATTGTTGAGATTGATTTTGATGCTCTCAAGGCTCGTTTAGAAAAGGAAGATGAAGTTGTTGAGGAAGAAGACCTTAACGATGCTCTAGAGATGGCTGACGATATGGCTGGTGGCGAGATGGCCCCAGAGCTTGAAGCTTCTGCCGAGGAAGATACTGCCGAACTAGGTGCAGAGCCAGTCGAGCCACTAGAAGAAGGCAAAGACCGTTTCATTATCATGAAGAGCAGCCGAGCCCTGGACGACGGCAAAGCGCAGCCAAGCAACGCTTATTCCAACCCCGCAACCACTAAGAAGGCTGGTGTGAAGGCTGGACACGTTTACGACTCCAAAGAAGCCGCAGAGAAAGATGCCAAAAAGCTGGGAGACGCCAACCCGGTGGGCTTCACAGTTGTGAAACTGGCTAGCAAGGATCTAGATGAAGATCTCGATCTATCCGGACTTTTTATTGAAGAATTAATAGAAGAGCTTGTTGTTGATATGGATACATCACCAGCAGGCTTCTCTTCACTCGGTGGCGCTTACAATAGTGTGATGCAAGCAAATAATGATGCTATTGCAGCTGCTAAGGAAGCACACCTTGAGGAAGAAGAGGAAGAGGAGATTGAAGAAGATACCGCACCAGATGTTGTGCCGGTTGAACTTCATGAGGCAAAGATCTCCAAACTTACAGAATCTAACAGAGAGCTTCGTGCTCTCATTGTTGAAGCAAAGGATCAACTTACAAAGTTGAATCTTGATAACGCCAAGCTTGTTTATCAAAACAAGGCTTTGAATAGCGCCTCCTTGAATGAGCGACAAAAAGCACAAATTGTCGAAGCTGTTCAATCTGCCAATTCTGTTGAAGAAGCAAGTATGATTTTTGAAACAATTCAAAACGCAGTGGGGAACACTCCTGATCAGAGAACACGTCCACAAACACTACGTGAAGCGGTTCAAAGACCTACGTCGCTTTTGATCAATTCTAAGAGAAACAACGAGGCAACTAAGGATCCAGCAATGGGTCGTATGCTGCGTTTAGCAGGTTTGAATAAATAAACAATAACATTCATATGGAGGTATATTAAAAATGTCTATTGTACAAAGATTGACAGAGGGTATCGTCAATCGTGATCTCGCCAAGGAGGGTGCTGCACTTATCAACAAGTGGGAGCAGACCGGTCTTCTTGAGGGCATCTCTGACGATACAAAGAGAAACGGTATGGCCCGTTTGCTTGAGAATCAGGCAAAGGAGCTTCTCCGTGAGTCTTCCAGCATGGCTGCTGGTGACGTAGAGGGTTTTGCCGCTGTTGCATTCCCACTTGTACGCCGTGTATTCGGTTCCTTGATCGCTAACGATCTCGTAAGTGTTCAGCCAATGAGCCTTCCATCAGGTCTCATTTTCTTCCTTGACTTTAAGTACGGTGGTGTCTTCGGCAGCACAGCTGATCGTCTTGGAAACGTATTCGATACATCACTCTACGGTGGTGGGCGAGTTGGTTCCCAGATCACCGGTGGTGTTCTTCTAACCGGAGTAAACGCTGAGCGTGGTCCTTACGCACTTAACAACGGTTACTCTTCACCAACAGGTTCGATTACTATCACAACTACAATCCGCGCATCTGGCTCTGTCGGTGCAAACGGTGAGTTCCTCGCAGACGCAGGATCCACATCTGGTTACGATGGCGTCGATATGCTACAGTTCGATCCGGATCTAGTTTCCGGATCCGAGGTTGCAATTGCTACAATTCCGAAGTCTCAGTTGACAACAGGTCAGTTTAACTTTGACGATTTTGTTGCTATTACTGTTGCTGAAGGTGCTGCTCCTGCCCTAGCGAATGGTCGCTTGGTTCGCCGCCTCACACGCGAAGACGATCAGAACGCAGATCTTGTTCTTCTTATCGTTAATGCTTCTGGCTCTGAGAAGGCACCATTACTCTCTAGCTCTCTAAACGCCGTAACCACCTGCACAGCTCCTATCAAGGATGACTTTATTACCGGTGGTTCCATTGGTTCCGTTGTTGGTGATCAGACATGGGGTCTTGAGGGAAGTGAACAAATCCCAGAGATCGACATCAAGGTCGATTCCGTAGCAGTCACAGCTGTAACCAAGAAGCTCAAGGCTAAGTGGACACCAGAGTTGGGTCAAGACCTCAACGCTTACCACAACCTTGACGCTGAGGTTGAGCTTACTCAGATTCTTTCTGAGCAGATTGCTCTTGAGATCGACCGCGAGATCCTTGAGGATCTTATACGTGGTGCGACAGCCGGTACACGTTACTGGTCCCGTCTCCCAGGTCAGTTCTTGAACCGTCTAACTGGTGCTGTTTCAGCTACAACCCAGGACTTCACTGGTAACGTATCTGAGTGGTACGAGACTCTCGTTGAAACAATCAACGAGGTTTCTGCTGAGATCCACCGTAAGACTCTTCGTGGTGCTGCAAACTTTGTGGTATGCTCCCCAGAGGTTGCTAACATCCTTGAGTTCACAGCTGGCTTCCGTGCAAACGTTACAGCCGATGCTGACCGTGGTGATATCGGTGCTGTTCGCGTTGGTTCCCTCTCCAAGAAGTTTGATGTTATGGTTGACCCATACTTCCCACGTCAGTTGATCCTCGTTGGTCGACGTGGCTCCAGCTTCCTTGAGAGCGGCTACGTGTACGCACCTTACGTACCACTACAGACCACACCAACAATCTTCGGTGTAGAGGACTTCGTACCTCGCAAGGGTGTCATGACCCGTTACGCCAAGAAGATGGTCCGTCCAGACATGTACGGCTTGGTTATTTGTAGAGGTCTTGTTGAGAACCCAACAAGCTAGTTAGTCTGACTTAAGGTCAAAATAATGAAAGCCCTGCCTCTTTTGAGGTGGGGCTTTCTATTTATTAATAGATAAAAATCAGAGGACCGTTAATGTCAATTCCAAATCTCAATCCAGCATCCACTTCAAACGCCAATATACTTCCAGTTACAGGGGCGGCAGGAAATGTAGCAACAACTTTACCTTTTGGTATATATGCCACATCAAATGCTTTTCTATCTGGTGCAGCTGACCAAGTTGCTTATACTTACAAGAAGTTGGGTGGCGATGTTTTAGATATCGAGTTAGCAGAAGGAAACGTTTATGCCGCTTACGAAGAAGCAGTTTTAGAATACTCGTACTTAGTAAACCTATTCCAAACAAAGAACTCTCTTTCTTCTTACCTTGGAGCTACAACAGGATCCTTTGATCAAGATGGACAGATTGTATCAGGCGATTCTTTATCCGGATCTAACATCGCTTTACGTTATCCAAGGTTTGATTATGGTTATGTTCGTAGAATCTCTGAAGGTCTTGCAACAGAAGCTGGCTTTGGTGGCACAACACCAATATATTCAGCATCAGTGAATAGAGTAGCCAATCAGCAAGATTACGATTTACAAACAATCATTTCGGCATCTTCTGCCAATAGTTCGTCTGTTCCTTTCTACGAACAGGTCGGAGATAAAAGAGTAACCATTAGAAAAGTATTCTTCAAGACTCCACGAGCAATGTGGAGATTTTATGGTTACTACGGTGGCTTCTCTGTTGTTGGTAACTTAAGAACTTATGGCCAGTACGCTGATGACTCTACATTTGAGATTGTCCCAACTTGGCAGAACAAACTTCAAGCAATGGCTTATGAAGATGCGCTTTGGACAAGAGTCTCACATTATTCTTATGAGATTCACGACAACAAGTTAAGGATTTTCCCAATACCTGATTCAACTTCGCCAGAAAAGTTCTGGGTTCAGTTTACAATTAACAACCAATATGAGCCTTGGGACAATCAGCCAGGAATAGATAACGGAGCGGAGGGCGTTAACAACATTAACACGCTTCCATTCGAGAACATTCCATATGAAAACATTAACGCTATAGGCAAGCAATGGATTCGTAGATTTGCTTTGGCACTAACAAAAGAGATCTTAGGACAAATAAGAGGTAAGTTTTCCTCTGTTCCAATCCCAGGAGAATCTGTAACTCTTAACGCTGCAGAACTTCTTTCGCAAGCCAGAGCTGAAATGGATCAGTTGAGAGAAGAACTTAAAACCATTCTTGAAGATACCACTTACGATAAGTTGGCTGCTGTCGACTCCACGATGCAAGACTCTGGCAGGAAGGTTCTTGAGAACATCCCAGCTGGCATTTACGTAGGATAAATAAATGTCACGTAGCAAAAGAACTGAGAGACAAATAAAAGATAAGAGATCGCAACGTTTTGATTATGTTGGCGACAAAGAAGTTGCTGCTAAACTTCAAGAGATAGAGTTTATGCCTTCGTCTTTAGAGACGATAGATAAAGCTATGCTTCGTTTTATTGATGAAGAACTTAACCTTTTTGCCACAACAAATAATGGTTTTAAGAAAGTTCCAGTTCTGTGGGTTACAGCCGAGCGAGCCTTTCAGATAAAACACAACAAAGATCTGCGAGATAAAGAAGAAACTTTAATTCTTCCTTTAATAACAGTGAATAGAGCAAATGTAACTAAAGAGCAAAACTATCGCGGCACTGTGTTTGCGAACCTATACCCCGTTGATGATGAAAAAGGTGGCACTATTACTGTTGCGAGACAAATAAATCAAAAGAAGACAGCAGAGTTTCAGAATGCACAGGCAAATAGAAAATACGGTGCTGATAAAGATGTTTCCAGCAAAATGCTAAACACAAACAAAAGAAACATGTCAACCGCAAAGACAGTGTATGAAACAATAACTATCCCAATCCCTACTTGGGTTAAAGTAATGTATGAGATTACCATTAGAACAGAGTATCAGCAGCAAATGAATGAGCTTATTCGTCCGTTCATTACAATTCCTGGGAACTCAAGAACTCCAAAGCGTATTGAGGCTGAGGGGCACTATTACGAAATCTTTATCGATGGCGGGTTTTCCAATAACTCCAATCAAGCCAATCTTGGTATGGAGCAAAGAAACTACGAAACCAATATCAATATTGAAACTCTTGGTTACCTTATTGGTGAGGGAGAAAACCAAGAAAGACCAAAGATTGTCAAACGCCAAAATGCTGTTGATATCAAACTCGGCAGAGAAAGAACCATAGTCGGAGATATCCCACAAAGCATTAAAGATGGTTTTTACAGAGAATAATTCTCTTCCTACTATTTAACACTATTTACTTTGAACATTTTCGCAATGTAGGAGAACCGAACGAATGTCAGTTAAGAATTACCGATTTGTATCCCCAGGAGTTTTCGTCAACGAAATTGATAACTCCCAACTTCCTGCTTCCCCGGCCGGAATCGGTCCAGTTATCATTGGTCGCGCCGAGAAGGGACCAGCTTTAAGACCAATAACAGTTAACTCTTTTGAAGAGTTTGTTAACATTTTCGGAACCCCTGCCCCAGGTAATGATGGTGAAGACATTTGGCGCCAAGGTAACAGCACAACAGCCACAACATATGGCATGTATGCTGCTCAAGCTTATCTCCGCAATAGTTCTCCCTTGACTTACATTCGCTTACTTGGTGCCGAGTCTCAAAATGCTACAACAGCTGGCGAGGCCGGCTGGCAAGCGAGTGGCGATGCTTACGGCGTTTTCTTGTTCAATACAAACGCTCCGGCAGCAGGCGTCACCGGCTCTCTATCGGGTGCTCTTGCCGCAATCATCTACACAGCTGAGGATTACACTGTTGAGTTAAGTGGTACCGTATTGGCTGCTACAGCATCAGGTGGGGCTTTTGAAGACGGAGATATTGTCTCAGGCTCCGATTATGTTATCAAAGAAGCCTCTTCTAACTTCACAGCGCTTATTAAGAGTGGCTCTACAGAAGAGAAAGTAACTTTCAACTTTACCGAAACTGATGCGCGCTACATTCGTAAGGTTCTTAACACGAACCCACAGAGACTTAACTCGGGTATTACAACAGATACAAAGAATTACTTCTTGGGTGAAACTTTTGATGGACACATCAACAACATTCTTAACTCTAGTGCTACAACTTATGCTGCAGTCGCAAGGATTAAGAATAACGATTCGTACACTGGTGAAGACTTCCGCCAGCCAGTACGAGCAGCTAGAACACCACAGATCATTAGTTGCCGACTCGCTCCAACAGAAGCGCCTCTTAACTTGTTCCAGTTTATTGCAAGAGGCGAAGGCGGTGATTGGACAAACAAAAACATTAAGATTTCTATCCAAGATATTAAGCAGTCCACAAACACCGACACTGATTACGGTACTTTCTCTGTGGTCATTCGCCACATCAGCGATAGCGACAACGTAGTTCGTGTTGTAGAACAGTTCAACAACTGTACTCTTAACCCTAACTCTCTTGATTATGTAGCTCGTAAGATTGGTGATTACAGAGAGCGTTGGGATGAGACTGAGAGACGTTATGTTCAGGAAGGTAACTACCAGAACAACTCACAATACGTTTACATTTCTATGAATAGCGATGTGGATGCCGGCGTAACAGACGCTGCGCTTCTACCATTCGGTTTCCAAGGTATCGTTAAGTACGATGACGAAGCAGATCTTTCTGGCTCTGTAACAGGTAACTGGGTCTCTGGCTCACTTTCAGTTCCATCCGGTTACACATCTAACGCTTTCGTGATTTCTGGCTCCTCTGTTACCGCATCCGTTGCATATCCCCGCCCAACATTGCGTGCAAACGCAACAGACGGCAACCTTACTAACCCAACAGATGCTTACTTTGGTTTGCAAACAACACCATCTGCCGCTAGCACAAGATACGAGAAGTCAACTATGGACCTCTTAAGACCTCGTGGCGGTATTGTAGATATTGAAGGATCATCCGCTGCAGCAGCAACCGTTCTTTCGCCTACATTTACATTGGACGACATTGCATCTGGCTCAGCAGCAGAGGGTGTATACGTAACAGGATCACACGCTGGTGTCGTATCTGGCGCTCCAGCCGGTTCTTACACATTTGCTAGTGGTGCCATCGCAGGCGTACTGGACGCTGGTTACGATCGTTTCACGGTGCCGCTATTCGGTGGATTTGACGGAACGGACGTTTTAGAGATGGACCCATTTGCTAACAGAACAATGTCCAGCACTGCTTCCGACACAAACAGTTACGAGTTCTTCTCTATCCGTAGAGCCATAGACTCAGTAGCTGATCCAGAGGTTGTTGAGATGAATCTAGCGGCAGTTCCGGGTCTTACACAAGATGGTCTAACAACACACTTGGTAAGAACTTGTGAGGATCGTGCAGACGCTCTAGCTGTTATCGATCTTCCAGGCGCCTTCACTCCGCGCGAGGAAAGCACAGCGATTAACCGCAACAACACATCAAACAACATTACAACACTTGTAAATGGTTTGAGAGACCGAGGACTAAACTCTTCTTACGGTTGTGCTTACTACCCATGGGTCAGAGCAAGAGACACCATCAATGGCTCCTTCCTTTGGTTACCACCATCCGTAGCAGCTATTGGCACATTCTCTAGCTCACAGCGTAGAACACAGGTTTGGTTCGCACCAGCTGGTTTCAACCGTGGTGGACTAACAGAAGGCTCTGCCGGCATCCCAGTTATTGATGTTGCTCACCAGCTTCGTCGCAAGGATCGTGACGATCTTTATGGGGCGAACATTAACCCAATCGCTAAGTTCCCAGCTGAGGGTGTTGTAATCTTCGGCCAGAAGACACTACAGGTTACACCTTCTGCTTTGGATCGCATTAACGTTCGCCGCCTAATGATCTTTGTTAAGAAGCGCATCTCCCAGATCGCATCTGGCTTGCTCTTCGATC